AAGATTAAATCCCTTTTAGTCAAAATTCTATTTTCATTAGAAATAATATTGATTATTTTTTGCTCAATTTTTTCGTGAACTACCACGCCCTAAAGGGCTGTGGCTTCCTGTTTCATAGAAAAACCAAAGTTCTTCTCCACAGGCTTAAAATCCCGCAATTCCTGCGGTAAAAATTCTTTATATGTGTTTTGTTCTCTAAAAGCAAACTTCTTTATATTATTCGCGGCAAGAACGTCTCTATCATGAGTTTTATTACATTCTGGACAGGCCCAAACTCTATCTTTTAAAGTTAAATTATGATTATAATAACCACACTCACAAAGTCGTGAACTAGGTTCAAATCGCCCGATTGTAATTAAGTTTTTACCATACCAAGCACATTTATAAGTCAGGAATTGTTTAAAATACCCCCAACCTACATCTGAGATTGATCTTGATAATTTTCTATTTTTAATCATTTCTTTTATATCTAAATCTTCAATCGCAATACTAGTGTAACTTTGGTTTTTGGCTAAACTAGAAGTTGTTTTATGAAGAAAATCTTTCCGACAATTTGTTACGTTTTCATGAATTCGCGCAACTTTTTTCTTTTGTTTTTCTCTATTTTTTGATCCCTTTTTCTTTTTACTTAATTTTCGTTGCGCTCTAGCTAATTTTTTCAAATTCTTTTTTAAAAACTTTGGATTTTCAATTTTTGTCCCATCCGATAAAACCGCGAAATCTTTAATACCTAAATCAATTCCAATACATTTATTTTCATCTTTAACTGGTAATTGAGGTAAATTAATATCTTCTTCTACTAATATTGATATAAAATATTTTCCGGTTGGGGTTTTCGATACCGTTGATGATTTAATTTTACCATCGAATTTTCGATGACAAACAATTTTAATACCCTTTTTGAATTTCGGAATAAAAACCAATGATTTTTCTAAATCTAATTTAGTAGATTGAGGATTAGTAAAAGACTGTTTATCGTATTTATTTTTGAATTTAGGATAACCCTTCTTTTCTCTAAAGAACTTCGTAAAAGCCATATCTAAATTCCTTAAACTCATTTGTAAGGCTTGGCTATTAACTTCCTTTAACCATTTGGTTTCTTCTTGCTCTTTCCACTCTACCATTTGATTTGTTATATCAAAAACTGAAATACCTTTCTTTTCCGTCTCGTATATGGAAGTCTTAATTTTTAACGCCTTGTTGAATACATATCGAACACAGCCGAATGTTTTAGCTAGTAAAACTTCTTGCTCCTTAGTAGGGTATATTCGATATTTGTAGGCCCTTAAAATCACATATAGATATACACTAAAATTTAGGAAATTATGAACTATTTTGTAAAATCTTTTACTATTTATCTAAATCCTTATCAATTAACAACTTAACTACCATTATTTTCTGCGATTCTGTATCCCTGCGCTAAAGCATCGGGGTTTTAGAATCGTCAATTTCTATAAATTTTCCATTCCATTTTATTCGGCATGGTTTTTGAACTTTGCGCCGAGTATCTATGTCAATTGTCTCAATTCGCGCTGAGATTGCATCGATAATATCTTGTTCGGTAATTTGTTTGCTCATTTCCACAGTCTTTTGCTATAAATAAATTTTTCTACAATTTTTGGTGGAATTTCACCATTTGGCTTTCCGAAGTTAAAAATCATAAATTGCCCTATAGCATTTTTAGTACTCCAACATAATTGTCCATTCGGCCAATGAGCTAATTTAAATGACGAATTTTTCAAACGTTTTTCTAGTTTATAGGAAACTTGGGGGATTTTAATCATAAAACTTATTTTCGTTCGATTATTTCTTCTACTTGGTCTTGTTCTCCCGTCCTAACAATATCAAATCGGTGGCCATTAAGTATAAGATGATTAGTTAATGTCATTGCAAGTCTCTTAGTTGTTTCTGGCGTTAATCCACTAACCGACAAATCTGCAATCTGAATCCCATATTCTGACCATTCAAAATCGCCGTCCCAACTCTCTCCGCCAAAAGAACTTACAAAGCTTTGATCGTCATCAGATAAATTAATAATAGTTTCTTTTTCCATAATTTTATTCTACTTTACCGCCATTCTGCAAATCTTCAAGCTTTTTCTTAAACTCCAAAATTTCTTCCTCTGTTGATTCTCCAAAATCTTTCGAGCGCGGAAGAATTATATGAATATTATCAATATTAAAATAATGAGATAGTTGATTTTTAATTCTTATTGCAGCATCATTACCGACATTATTTTTAGCGGAATCATTGTTAGTAGAAATAACAACGGTTTTGACTCCTAAACTAATCAAATAACCGATTAATTGGCTAGATGGCCTTACACCAAACATTACTTTGGTATTTTCGATTCCATATTTTTTTAACGCTAAAGTGTCGCCTATGCTTTCAGTCAAAATAACTGTTTGACTATCAACAATTTGCCGCTCTGACAATTTTCGCGGTGGAAATACGAAACTTTTCTTTACCCCAATAATTTTCCATTTCGGCGCGAAATCAGAATAATCAACCAACCTTCCTGCCCAACCTACGATTTTGTCAGCCTTATCGCGAACCGCGAAAACATAACGGTTTTGAAGTTTGCCTTTTTCATCAGAACTTGCCATGCCGCCATCAAATTGGGAGAGAATGTTTTGCGGGATTCCTCTGTTAATCCAATAATTGTAGTCGGGAATCAATTTTGCCAACAACTCCTCTGGATAATACTTTAGTTTTGTTCCGCGATAGATAAATTCTTCTTGTTCTTCAATTTCAGTAGATTCGCCTTTGTAAAGAAAATTATAGATTGCTCGATTATGCTCTTTATCTCCTTCGTGAGTTATACAACCAAACGCACCTGACGGAAAGACTACCAAATTTGTACAGTCGTGGTCTCTTCCTAAACGGCGGCATTCCGGGCAAGATGCAATTATTTTATTACCGACTCGCCGAACATTTTCAAGTTTGGATAAATCGTATTTTTCAAAACTCATTTTTTTAGATTTTTATTTTCTCTTTTTTCAATTTCGGCAGCAATTTTAAGAGCATTATCGGCCGCTCTTTTGTATTGGCCGGAAGTAGGCCATCCAGCAATTTGGCCGATTTGAACTTCTAAATTTTCAGGCACAGATTCTATAATTTTGCCGTCACTTCTAATTAAACGATAAGCATTTCGTGGTGAAAAATCTTTAACTCGACAAAGATAACCCAAACAAAAATCGCGAGAGTCTGAAAATAAATGATCCCAAGAATTACAATAAAAATTTTCGATAGAATAAGTATATTTTGGCATTATAGTAATCTCTCTTTTTCTTCTTGTTTGATTTGATATTCTTTAGCAACTAATCTCCCTATATCAGACATATATTGACGTAAATCACCCTTTTCCTCAATTTTAAATCCGTTCATATTAACTCTAATAAAATTATTTTCGTACATAATTTTACCCTTTTCGTCTAAATATTTTACCAATCCAGTACCAGTTAAATCACTTCCTAAGCTACGATTATATAATGCTTTTAGAGTGTGCGTAAAATCTTCGCCGTATTTAATTTTTTCATCAATAGTAAGTTTGCGTAAAATCCAAACACCATTACTCAATGTATTAATTAAATCGGATAGGCCAACAACCGAACCATCTTCTACGATTTTTGAACTATCTGTACGGCCTTCGCCAGAGCGATTTGCTTGACCAGCAGTTAAAATAGGACAATCCAATTCTTGAGATAATTGTTTTAATTGATCAACTTTCTGTCCAACAACAATATATTCTTTATTATTTCCCGTCATTTCGGCGCCAAGTTTAATATAATCATAAACAATCATTCCACGACAATTAGAAAATCGACTTACGTTTTTTCCATACCAACGACGAATAATGGCAATCTGTTCCGCAAATGATTTGCCGCCAACATAAATATGATCAATTCTATTAAAAAGTTTTTTAATTACTGGATATGCTTCTCTTACTTTAATTACCATTTCTGGATTTTTACGCCAGAGCCCGCTAAATAAGTAATGTTCATTAATCCCGGTAATAACACTCATGGCCCTAAATCGCATTTCAGAATCCGAAAGTTCCGTATTAACAAATAATACTTTCAAATTATCATTTTCTAATGTTTCAATTGAATCAAGAGCTAAGGAAAGTAGAAATGCCGTCTTACCAGCCTTGGCACGAGCAATAAATGTCCACAGACCAGTTCTGAAACTACCAAAATATTTATAAAATAAAGGGAAAGATTTACAAATAACTCCCTTTTCTCGTGGATCTAATCCTCGTTCTTCTACTAATTCCTCAATTCCACTAAATAAATCAACTGGTTCCTGACTTCCGTTACTAAACTGATTCACCTTCCCATTAAAAACCTTATCCATCCCATTAACAATATCGATAAATTCCTCCGACTGCGAACTTCTGGCCTTTTTAACTATCTCTTTGCCAATTTCTTCATATTCGCGCAAAACGCTCAATTTTTTTAATTGTTTAGCCAAACTTTCGATTTCTTTCTCATTAACTGGGAGTAATTTCAACGCCTCCAAATAATCATAGGCTTCTACGCCTTCCATCTGAATATTATAGCTTTTAATTTTGTCGGCAAGAAGGATGGTAGACAATGTTTTACCGCTATCAATTTCATTTTTAATAATTTTGAAAATCGTAGAATTAAGAGGGGAAAAATCTCTATCCGTTATAATTGAGACTTCCGCCAAAGAATCTTGGTTTTGTAAAATACAAGCCAAGAATGTTTTTTCTACTTCCAGATTATAAAGTTCCGCCATAATAAAATAATACCAACACTATTCTATATAATAGTTTTTCTAAAAATTTGACCTAGAGTTTTTAATTCTAGGTCTTTGATTCAATCAGTTTAGGAGTTTTCCGCCAAAAATCAACTCTCAATTGATTTGGAATAATAAATTGCCTCTAACCCGTTTTCTTTGTTAAATAACATTGCTTGTGAAGTTCTAATTGTCCCAACATAATTCTTTTTGGAATGATATTGATCGGCGGCACAAAGGGCTGGAGCAATAAAGACCCTTACCCCCTTTTTGTCCATCTGCATATCTTGGTGGAGGTGGCCGCTAAGCCAGAAAAGGTGTTTGTATTTAGAAATTTCAGATTGATTTTCTCTAAACATTACTAATGGAAGATCGTCGCCTTTCTTAACATCAATATTATCACCATGACAAAAACCAATTAAATTCTTTCCATATCCATAATACTTACGATTAGAAGGTTCGTTGTGAACTATTACATTATCATGGTTTCTAAAAAATGCTTTAATGTAACAACCAAGCGCATATTCGCTAAGTTCTGCATGGTTTCCGGGTACTACTTGCACCTCCGTAATATATTTCGATGCAATTTTTTCTATCGTATTTGTCATTAAATCACAACAAATTTCAAAATTCTTTTGCCAGCGCGAATCGCCCTCTATCTGTGTGCCGCTAGTTGTTTGATTTCGATTGTTTTCATAATGAATTAAATCTGAGCCAACAATAAGCATTACTCGTTCAACCCTATCTTGCGGCATTTTTGCTAAAAGTTCATCAACCGCCTCATTATAAAGATTTACTGCAATTTTTGTGTCATAATCACCCCAGCCAGACATAGCATCTTGGACTAGCTTACCTACGTGAAGGTCTTGAATATTTAATACATATAAACAATCTTTTTGCGGAGACGATTTAGTAAAAACAAATTTCTTAGGAGCAAAACTCTCAGCTTTCTTAATAAATAGATCTAAATAAGATTCGGCTATATCGGCAGATTTCTTCTCCAAAGCCAATTTCCATCTAAATTGTGCATTTCCGGCCTTATCTGGAGCACCCTGTTCAATACTATATTTTTCAACATTCCATTTTGACGTATCAATATTACAAACTTTAATAACGTCTTCAAGTGACGAAACGCTTGTCGTAATATTTAATTCCTGAACTTTACCTTTGGGTTCTTTCTTTTTGACAATTGTAAACTTATCACCAATCGCCTCAATAATTTGATTGGTTATCTCCCGCGCCCGAGTTTCTTTAACTGCTAAACTGCGCTGAACTTCTTTGCGAAATTCTGTTTTATCTCTAAATTGTCCCTCTGAATACTTTGCGCGAAGGAAATTTGTTGCTTGTTGTTTTTCTGATTGAGTCATCATAAAATGTTGAATAATAAATAGTTACGAAATTATACTTTATATATGATAAAGCTGTTTTATAGTTCTAATTGATATTTTTCCTTAAAAAAGGATTTCGTCAAGGGCCAATCTTCATCAAAAATCTCGACAAACTTAATATTATTAAATTTACAAAACTCTTCTTTTTTCATATCTCGTTTTAATGAAGCGAGAAATTTCGCAGGGGAGTTTTGATTAAAATAATGAGATAAAGTAGTGTGTTGCGCCGGGGAAATTTCTACAACAATCTTTTTGGAGACGTTAAATAAATCTATGCGCAGTAAAGTATTAGGTATCCTAAATTCCTCCAAAACAATATCTGTTTTCCAGAATTTGTAAAGAAAATCTTTCGCGGCTTTTTGCGGTTTAGACACTACCCTATCCCAATCGACAATATAATCTTCGATTTTAACATTACGGACTTTACCAGATAGATTAAAAAACTTCATATTTTTACTGACAAAGTTTTACCAACTTCTCCGCCAAATAATCAACCGCCGCAGGATTTGCTTGTAGCCAAGAATCTACGGAATCAATACCTTGAAACTTTTCGTCGATTGCAATATTCTTTTCTGCAAGTTCCTTAATCAGCAATTCATTAACTTTATACCAAGCTCCAGTCCGTTGAATAAGGCTAAAGGTCATAAGCATATCTAATACTTCTTTTTCACGCCAAACTGAAGTTCCGTTGGTACGACGATAACAAATCGGATAACGAACTTCGCGAAGATAGGATTCATTATTAGCTTTTACAATTTTACATTTTGCGTAATGACCAACCGGCTTACTATTTTTGTCATTAGGATTTTCGCGAATAATATCATCGCTATAACGATTAAGGAACTCTAACACAACATCTTGCGCATGTTCAAGGGCGTGACCGCCAGAAGCGTTTGCTTGTTTTGGCGGGGTTTTGGCATATGGATTAATTGCTACAGTTTCACGGACTTGAGAAATAAAGGCGCAAATATGACCCCGCTTAGCCATCGCTACACTGACCTTCTTTAAAAAAACAGACGTTAAAAGCGCCCCACCCGCAACAGATTGAGCGTCTTCGAACGATTTCTCCAAATCTGCGCGTTTAACCATCATATCTACAGAATCAAGAATAAAGAAAAACTTACATTTTTCTTCATTATTGGTAATGGTCTGACGAATTACATCAAAAACAAATTCAAAAACATTACTTTCGACAATTAAACAAGTTCCATTTTCCCATTGATCTGAATCAGTCGTGTATTTAATACCGGAACGAAGTTTGACTTCTTCGGATAACCGACCCTCACATTTAAAATAAATACCCTTGCGAATATCTTTATCAGTTTTTGCGTTGAGAAAGTTTTTGAGGAAATCTAATGCGCAAGAGGTTTTCCCGTTCGAACTGCCGCCAGCTAGTCGCATACAACCGGGATTGATTCCGCCACCCAATTCCATATTCAATAACATACTAGAAGATAGAACTTTATAATAAAAAGTCTCTTCAAAATTATAATGATCTGTTTTGTTTGCTTTGAGTATAGAACTCATTACATCTTTAGATGATTTTACTTCGCTATTTTCGTCTTTAGTTTTTGCCATGATTAATTTTTACAATTTTTCTGTATCAGGTCAAGAAGAAATCTTTGACTGATTTATTTTTATTTTTTTTAATTTCGATATCTTCGCCAAATTTTTGACCAAAAAGTTCAACGGCCAAATCGTTGGTTTTGATATCTGTTTTAAACATTTTATATTTTAGACTAAGAATTTTTTCGCCATCTGGAGTTTTCCAAAAAGCCAAGCTATTTAATTTAAAATCTAATCCTAATGTTTTCCAAAATTCAAATTCGGGATAGATTTCCATTAATTGTTTGGCGATTTTAACTTCACGACCCCAAAATAGAGGATTCTTTTTATTTTGTTCTAAAGACTCCTCTTTAATAAAAAAACCAACTATTTCGGTAAATTTATTTCCCCGTTTCATAAAAATATTTAACTATTAAAGTAGTTAATATGTAAAGTTATTCAATTTTATAACTAATATTAATATCTGCTACTAAATTAGGTATACGAACTTCATCAACAAGTCCATGCTCGATACATTGTTTCGCGGTAAGGAAAACATCTGAATTTTTATTTTTTGTACAAAGTTCTTCAAAATAACCGGACTCTTTTCCTGCCATAGTGTCAAGGTAATTAAATAATTCAGAATTTAATAGGGCTTGTTGTTTAGCACCATTTAATACATCATTAAGTTTACCGAATTCTATTCCAGAAACTTGATGAATCATAACATGGGCGCGGGGCGAGAGAAAACGATAACCTTTTGAACCAGAAGCCAAAAGAACAGATCCGCAACTCATTGCTTTTGAGCCACAATAAGTCATAACAATTCCGCCCCTTGATTTAAAATCCTCAATATAAGATAACATTCCGTTTAAAACATCGACTTCGCCGCCATAAGAGTCGATTTCAATCGGAAGAATTTTAGACTTGGAATTTAACGCATTCGTATATCCATCGGAAAATTGACAAAGGGAGCCCTCGTCAAAATCTACAATATGAATAATTTCAAGTTTATTATCTATGTTAATTTTACCTGTCTCACTGAGCGAAAACGATATGTTTTGATTAGTTGTATAATTCATTATTTTTTAATAGTTTAAACTGCTAATCTGACACTCTATCAATACCCTAACCCGATTTAGTTTATATCAAACTGCGACTTCAAAATTTAATTTTTCGTGTGATTTATAGTTAAGTAATTCTGTATCAGAGAATTGCCAATCAAAAATAGATGAAAAATTCTTGGTCTCTATTTTAGGCATTTCTAACGGTTGTCTAGCTAATTGTAGCTTTAAATTATCAATATGAGGTTCATAAATATGAACATCTGCCAGAAAACCGGTAAGAGTTCCTTCTATGAATCCAGACTCTTTAGCCAAAAGATGAAGAAGTGTAGCGTAAGAAGCGATATTAAAGGGAAGTCCCAAGGCAGTATCTACAGAGCGTTGATTCCAAAACAAATTTAATTTATTATTAATTACTGTTACTTGAAAAGCGTAATGGCATGGAACTAAAGCCATTTTATGAAGTTCGGCGGCATTCCATGCGCAACACACCATCCTGCGATCATTAGGATTTGTTTTAAGCATCTCAACTATATTTTTAAGTTGGTCAATTCCCTGCGAATTAAAATCACGCCATTGCACGCCATACAATCGACCCAAATCATCTTCTTGCTTCATCAATTCTTTGGTTTTTTCATCGTTGGCGTATGGAATTTTCTCTGGATTACACCATTCATTCCAAATTGAACAGCCTCTTTCCTGAAACCACTTTTTAGAATTAATTCCTTTTATAAATCCCTCCAATTCAACTTTTATAGATTTATAAGGAACTTTTTTAGTAGTTAAAAGCGGAAAACCATCCTGCATATTCCACTGAATCATATCTCCGGGAATTGCAAGTGTTCTTACCCCGGTACGATTATTTTTCCATTCGCCAAAAGTAAGAATTTTATCTACTAATTTTAAATATTGAGTATCAATTGTTTGCATTATTCTTCTAATTTCGTTTTTTGCAAAAGAAACCATTGTAGGTCTTCTATAAATTGCGCTTCAAATTGTTCTTTGTTAACTTTTCCGTTTGTGATATTAACTAAGGTTTCTCCAAAATCATCAACCATTGTCTTAATTAAAAACGCAAAATAAATATCTGGACTTTTGATTTGATCTAAATTACCCAAAACAACTTCGCCAATTTTGGGGTAATTAATCAGATTAGAAATTCTACCCTTATCGTCAATAATTGTAGATATTAAATATTCTGCTTTTGTATTTTCGTTCATAATTTTTTATTTTAAACTAATATAATTTACCGTATTAAATGCAGACAAGTCTTTACCACCGGCGTAACTTATTGCACTTGAAAGACTTTCGGTTAATTGCTGATATTTTTGCTTATAAGTTAAACCATTACATGGTAATTCGATTTCAAAACCTTCGACGTTTTTATTTTCACCCTTTTGCTTTGCCGAGGCAGAACCATAATAACGTTTTTTTATAATTTTATCTTGTACTTGTTTAATATATGGAAGATTATCTACTGTATAATTTTCGGATTTATATGAATAAATATTTTCTCCAGGTGCATCAATACAAGCCGCAAAAATACTTCCAGCCATAATCATGGTTCCACCAGCGACTAAAGCTTTTGCAATGTCTCCATTCTCTCTAATCCCGCCATCTGCAATAATTGGGATTTTTGCAGATTGAGTACATTCTTCAATACAAGAAAACATGGGAATATGAAAGCCTGTCATTACTTTTGTTGAACAAGCTGAATTATGAACTATTGTATTATTTGCTATAAACGAATGTGTTTCTGACTCTACCTCTATATCGTATGTTTCCGCTTCGATATTATCATTATTAATGTCTAAAGCATTAAATACATAAAAATCTTTATTAAGATAATGATCTTTATATTGATCACTATAATAAAGAACATAAGCATCTTTTAATTTTTCACTCAAAATTTTTCTGCCATCTTTCATTAAAGTGTTTCGTTTTATTCTAGCTTGAGAAATTGATGGCCAAAACCCTTTTGCTAAATAACATGCGACTAAAATAGATTCATTTAATTCTGTTGACGTATTTGTAAAACATTTCCCATTTCCCTTTTTATTTCCATCAGAATCATAAAATCCATCAATAATCCCGTTCAAATAAATGGAATCTTTTATAAAGTATTTTCTAGGAATATATTTTTCATTTTTTTCATTATAAAATGATTGGAAAAACAATGATAATGCAGTAGAATATACCGTAACCGTATGTGTGTTATTTTTATAAGCCTTAGTATTCGGGATTGTAATTTTACAATCAATCCCAAAAATATCATTTATATATTTTTTTATATTTTCGGCAATATATAACTCATCTGGACCAAAAACAAATGTTAAACTTCTAGATGTAGAAATTGTATTTAATTGCTCCCCATTTTCTTTTTTTACAATTCTGTCGGAGATAGTTGAACTAGCAGATCCGTCACCCAAAAATGCCCCTATAATATATCCAAGTTCATACGTCGGTTTTATAATTAAATCTTTTGGCATTTTGCATCTATTAGACTCCAAATATTCCGAAAGATTTATTTCAAAATCCATCTCTAATTCAAAATCAATATTTTTGGGTAATAATAAACAATCACATTTAGATAAAGAACCTGCGGTTTTCCAACCATAAAATCCTTCTCGTTTTTCTGCTAATTTTGATCTATTGGAAGATAAGTATGTTTCTGGAGAAAGAGACGAAAAATCATTAACGTAATGTAAATGATCATGAGTACAATATGTACGTTTATAAAATCTAGGATGATAATAGCTCATTAATTTTTTCCTCCCAGAATTTTTTATTCCAGTAACCCTAGTTACAGAGCCATTGCCAGAAATAATTCGATCATTTATCATTAATTTTTCAATGTTTTTATAAGAACCATCGGCCATTAAAATTCTAGTTCCGGCCGCGAAACAACCACCAGCAATTCCAACTTTAGCCGCATCGGCACCCCATTCAGCTAGATTATTCACCCCATCGGAAGTACAAACATTTCCAGCAATAATTTTTGGGCAAGTAAAATTATATTTCTGATAAGAATTTCTAATAAATTCTATCATTTCTTTTGCCAAAATAGAATCTGAGTGCGCAATATCAATGGTAATATAATCTATTCGACGTTCATCCTTTAAACATTTGATTATCAAATCTTTATCTTGTTGTTTTACGCCAACGCTAACTGAAATTAGTTTCCAATTATCTTTCGATGCATTTTTTATAAATTCATAATTATCACCAAACCGATGCATAATATAAAAATACCCATTCTCTGATAACCATTTCGCATTCTCAACACTAATAACCGACGACATATTCGCCGGAATCCACGGCGCTTTAAATCGCCGCCCTAAAAATTCGACCGAAATATCCGCCTCGACGCGAGAGCGCAATTCAGAATATTTTGGAACTAAATAAACATCAGAATAATTTAAACCGGTCATTGTTTTCATAAAAAAAATAATCCTAACACTTTAGATGTTAGGACTAATCCGCCAAAAATCAAGAACTTTCTTTTAGAAAAGTAGCTTCAATGCCGTTATTAATTCTTTGTAAGTCGTACTTGCCAATAGATAGGGATAAACAAAAAATGAAATAAAAATTCCAATTATAAATGCGCCGCCCCAAAACCATTTTTTAGAGAAAAGAGTTTTGGCTCCTTTTAGATCGGATAGAATTTCGCGATTTTCAGCCAACTCTTTATTTATCTCATTCATGTCATTTTCTTCTTTTTCTTTTCCAACTTCTAGCCGAGTTACCCGGCCGTTGGTTTTTTTACACTGGGCGTATGTTTTTGCCAAAATTTCTGCCTGCCAATTCGATTGCTGTTGCAAAATACTTAATGCCTCTAAAATATATTTTAAATGCTCTCCACTCTCTTTTTCTTCTTTTTCAATATTTTTAAGTATATATTCTGGAATATTACTCTTAAATTCTGGAATTTGCAATTCTTGTACTTGGGCGGAGGGTTGTTGGTCCGACATGATAAAATAAAAATAAAGGCGTATAAATAAATACACACCTTTGGGTTAGTTTATAAAAATAATTGAGAAATTTATAAAACGTTGATTATTAAAGTGATATCAAACTATCTTTTGCCCGTCAATTAATAATGGCAAATAATTTGTCATATCAAAATCTTCACCAAGCGCCAATCTCTGAGCGTTAATATATTCTTTATAATATCTACAATCTATTGATTTTTTATCGAGAATTGGCCTTGTAAATTCACGCGATTCTTTGGATTTAAAGTCTGACTCCCAAATTTCAATATATTTATAACCATTTTTTATAAATAATTCTCTTATATCTAAGGTCTTAGAATATAAATTTCCGAATGTTTTCTTATTTACTCTATTTGTCCAATATGATTTAAAATATTTTGGATTTCCATGCCAATAATCTCCGTGAAATTGATAAACCGTATTTGTTTTTGGATCAAATCCATCAACAATATATGTTTTGCCATTTATTTTTAATCTAGCTTGTTTAATTAAACTATCTATTTTTAAAGAATCTAGCCATTCATTTTCTTTATTAGAAGAATTTGATACGCATTTTGAACAGCCATATCCAGCCATATGGGCATGAGGAGTCTGCTGAAATGGGCCATGTTCCGGGCAAATTATAGTTATAAGAATTTCGTTCCCTTTATAATCAACGAGCGAGTAATCATATTTATTTTTATGTTTTATTTTGGCTTCCTCAATAAATGTTTCGGTTGTTTTCTTATAAGTTTTTCTACATTTATTGCATCCATTCCCAAGCCGATGTTCGCTAATAGCCTGTTGAAAAACGCCATGTTTTTTACATATAATATTTATTTTTTGTTTATTATGCAAATAAATAAAATCTGGATATTCATATTTATTCCCATGAATCTTTTTAAACTCTCCTAATATGAATTCCTTAGTTCTTTTTAATGGCGAAGCGCATCTTCGACACCCTGCTCCCTTGGCATGATTGGCAATTGGTTGTAAAAATTTACCATGAATAGGACAAATAATTTCAGCCTTATCTAAACAGCCAATATTATCAGGAATCAAAGAATAATCGTATTTATCGCCATGATGTTTTCTAGCTTTAGAAATGTATTTTTCTTTGTTGGTCATTATTTTAATGGACAAACTCCACCCGCGCATTCAACGCCTTCAAGCGAATCTCCAGAAACAACAGAATCAAGTTTAGTGATTTGTTTTAATTTTTTAATTTTATTCTTGTAGTCTAATTCTGAAATTTCTTCATATGGGGCTTGTTTAAAACCGTGGCCCGAGTGCAAAAGAAAACTAACGGTTTTTAATGAATTCTGATAGTTTTCTTTTAGCCATTTTTTAATAGAATCTAATTCTTCTTTTTTATAATAAACTGTTACACTAACAGAATTATCAGCCCAAACTGTTTGCATCTTTTTGACAAGTTCAAGTTGATCTACTGCGGTCATGTCTTTAGCTAAAATAGAATTTTCTCCAGAACAACACGGAAACTCTATAATTACAGTATCTCTAGATTCTGTGCCATCAAAATTTTTAACATATTCAATACTATAACCTAAATCACGGCAAGTTTTAACTAATTTATCATCACTTGACATTCTAATGCGGCGAATATAATATTTTGCATAAGCCGGATGTACTCCCGGAGTCGCGCCGCCAAGTAATGAAAGTGTACCGCTCGGCTTAATCGTTGTTAATTTAATACTTTGAGGTATATTATTTTCTTCAGACCATTTTTCATCAAATTTTCGCAACTCGACATAGCAATTATCTAGCCATTGAATTTTATCTTTCGATTGGCAAATACCAGTAACGCCTAACCCAATTCTTCTATTTTTAGAAGTGATTCTTGTTGTTTTTTCGTAAAGAGCGGGAAGATTCCAAATTGCTTTTTGTGTTTTATAAAGGAGTCTTGCGCATTCATTTAATTCTTCTTGGGAAGTTATGTTATTAAGATATAATTCGCAAAGATTGCAGGCTTCTCCATCGGCTAAGGTTACTTCCATACAAGGGTTCCCGCCTTCACAATTATCATATCTTTCTTCGCCAAGTCTTCCATATTTTTTGGAAAGCGGAAGGTTCATAAAACCATAAGGCTCTCCGTTACCTTTAAAACCATCCCAAACCGCATCGCTAATATGAGAAAATTCATCAATATAAATTGAATTATTCGACATACTACGCCAATTTGGAATATTACCTAAGTCCCAACGTTTCGCACGAAGATAAAGATAATCATCTGGATCGCCAATTGCTACTTCTGCCGAGCGGCGAACATTTCCAGCCACAACAATAGATCCAATACTATTATTAATATCTAGTACATCAATGGAACGTAGTTTTTTACCCTCTCTGGCTTGAAAAATCTTAATGATTTGTTCAATCCCTTTAACTAAAATCATTGGCCCGCTAGAAGTTCCGCCAAAGCCATTTATTTTTTCACCAGCGCCGCGAACTAAAATAGTAGAATAAGTGAAAGATTTTCCTGTAACATAGAACGATTCTAATACTTTTCTAAGTAAATTAACCCACCCCTGCCGACTGTCAGGAACGATAAAATCTGCATCTTTTGAATTTTCATGCGTAATGATTACATCTGTTTTGACTTTGGGAAGATCGTGAATATCCTCGCGCTTTACTGAAAAGCCAACACCACCGCCAAGCATCAAGTGTTCAAATAGAAAACAAAAATCTTCTGGCTCACGCATAGATGTAAACCAGCAATTTAATAGGCTGGCGAGCCCGAATCGTTTAACGGTACTAGTCCCTAGCTGCCATAACATTCGACCGCCAAAATTACATTTCAGATTAAAAATCTTATCATATAAAGACTCCATTTCTTCTTTAGAATATTTCGCGCCAATCTCTTGCGCCCCATTAACGCACCGCTCGACCGTCTCAAACCATTCCTCATTTTGACCGTTTTCTTTGATTCGTGAATAGGTTCTCTTATAAACTATATATCCTAAACCATTAAACCCCCAATTTGGTGTTTTATCTTTATAAGATTCAACGAATTCTTTTGATAAAAATTGAATATTTTGTTCTGACATAGTTAATAAAAATTTCTAGTATCTAAAATTGTAAAAAAGATAATACCCGAATTTTGGTCCGGGTAAATCAAAAAGTTGGAAAATAAATCAGTTTTTAGAAACTAATTTTTTAGAGTGTACAATTTATGGATAAAGCTCTGTTCACTCTGGGAGCCATAGTTTTATTCCAATTTCTGATACCACATCACAAATTATTTCGTCATTCATTGCAATTTGTGCATAATAAATTCTTGTAATCATATTTTCGCACCATTTTTCATATTCCTCGCGAGACTCAAACCGATAATGTATCATAATTTTTAATCATACCCTAAATATGGTATAAATTGTCCAATTGATCGGTAATAAAGTTCATTAAACTCCAGTTTGTTTTCCTTATCATTCCACTTATATCCGCAAATTCCCCGAAAATGCGAATTTTGATATAAAATTTTGCGTTTAGACTTTTCATTATTTAACCAAGTTAAATGTTTGCAAAAACAGACATTTTGCGGAATCACAATATTACTGAATTGTTTATAACTAATATATCTTGTGCTATCATAATCATAATTTACCCCCGGCAAATCAGTTTTATTCTGATCTATATAAACTGGATCATTATCAAATGCAAATTTTTTGAACTTAAACCCGTTATAAGATGTTTTAAAAATTCGCGGCGGGGTAAAGGGATCGAGTAAAAATGTTTTATCATCAAAAACATAATTTTTCAACGATACAGAATACCAACAATAATACGAATTCATCAAAATATAACCGATAATATCTTTAATATTTTTAACAGTATAAAACTCGTCTTGAATATCAAGTAGCCAAATAACATCACAATTTTGGTCAAGTAGCGGTTTGAGTGCTAAATTTCGATGATTTGCTTCGGAATCTGGTTCACAAAGCGTAAAATAATCAATTAGGTCGGAATATTTTTCGGTCCATTCTGGTTTTTTAACTTCTTGTTTGCCAAAAAGCTCTGCGTATTCGGCAAATTGACCATAAACGACAGAAAATACTAATTCGTGTCCAAAAGTTTTATCTTGTTTTAGGGCGTTCCACGCTTCTAGAACTTTATCTATATTTTCTGAGCAATCAAAGCCCGTTGCTAAACAACCTATACGCATAATGTTAAAAAGTTAAAATTTTAAATTCTACTAGCAATTTCCTTTATCATTCTCTCAAACGCAATTTCTGCATTTTCTTTACAAATTGATAAACCCCACGGCGAAGCAACAACACAATTATTTTTAAGTTTACATAATTCTTCGCTTAATTGAATTGCCGGATTCAATGCTTCAAAGTTCAAAATATCAGAACGGTTAGAATTAAAATAATAAAATAATGCAGATTCTTTTTTATATTGAAGCAAATTGGCTAGTCCAACGACTAAATTAACAGCAGTAGAAATTTTGTTTTCTGTAAAGTCTTGTGAAAAATCTATGCCCGGATAAATAATTAGATCTGCTTGTTTATAAGCCCAAAAATCAATGTCTCGCTTGTTTAAAATGTCAAAACCATTTTCGCGGGAACCACACGTTAATTCATTACCCAATTGTTTAAAAAATTTTTCAAAAAGTTTTCCATAAAACGAACTATGATTTACTATGAAAATTTTTTTGTCTTTAAATTTTTGACAAATTTCTGGATTTTTTGCTATAAACTCTAATAAATTAATCGACATAATTTTTAGATTATTATTTTTCTTTTTCTTGTCAAATCTTTTCGTAAACCTCGCCAGCCCTATCTTCTTCGCCGAATTTTGTACCATAGTGAAGTACGGAAACAATACTTGGGTCAAAAATACTATAATGTAGTTTCTTATCACTCATCCATTCTAAACATTTAGTAAAACCCATTTCAGAATGATGCGAGAATTGATCAAAATTTCGTTTTAAAATAAGAGATGCAAGATATAAATCTCTAGTCCGACAAATATTAGGATTGCAGGAAAAATTATCATTATGGTTAATAAACTTTCCATTTCTTTCGACTTCTACATCAATATTGTGCTTTTGTTTTAGATTCGCGAGGCGTTCAACTTCATTGAGGAATCGCGGAAATCTGACCGTCAGAATATCTTTATTTTTGGTGAGATAAGTTATTGCTTCTAAAAATCTAGTTTCGAGCGAATTTCCTTTATTATCCCAACACCAATCAGATTCCAGCCAAAGCGTATAAGGTGCCGTTAGAGATTCATCACTAAACATTTGAATTATATCTTTACAATATTCGGTCTGGTGGCTGGTTGTGAAATGCGAAAACTGCCCCGGCAGAATAATAGTTTTAAATCCGCGCTCTTTATACCAATTTTCAATTTCTGTGCCAACTTGTTCTTCTCCGGGGGCGGCTTTGATAGTAACTAATTTGTTTTCAAAAAGATAAAGGGGAAATTTTGATTCTAGATCGGATATTGTATTTTTATATATATCCGTTCTTGACCAGTGACCTTTCGCCGTTTCAAAAACACAGAGATTTAGAGGAAGAGGTTTCATACTTTTATAATCTCATCCCAATTATGATTATCAACTAAATCAGTTTTACCTAAAATATTATAGGCAAAATAATCATTTAAAATCTTATTAGAGTTTGCAAACTCACGGAATTTTTGATCGAGCGGTTCTTCGCGACAAAGAAAATCAATAGATGAAATGATATTTGGCAAATTTCTTTCTTTTAAATAGAGTAAAAATTCTATTCTTTGATTTTCGCGTTTTGTAAAAGTCTCAACAAAATTTGGTTTACCCTCTAATCCAAGAAGTAAATGATTAGAATCTTTTTGCAAAAAATATTTAACATAATGGGTCAGCCAATGAAATTTATCCCGTCCAATATTTCTTACCGAAAAATAATAATCTTCTTCTTTCTCGAATAACCCAGAATCTTCTAATTTTAAATATCCTTGCCGCGAATTTTGTAAAGACCAATGCGGGGTAGAATTAAAAAACATTTGCGGCCAACGTCTAAAAATAAATACTTTAGAATGATTAACTATCGTATTAATATTAGACTGTTCAAACCACAAAAGATAACTTTTTAGATTTGCGAGTAGTTTGGGACCAACCCTTTCAGAGCTATCAAGTAAAACAACCCAATCACCAAGATTCAGTTTCGGACTATTAAGCCAAATATTCATTGATTGGGAGTGATTATTCTGATAAGGACAACGAATAATGTCGCCGTCTCGCTTATTTTGTTCTAATAACTCATAAGTTCCATCGGTTGAATAGTGATCTACTGCCAAAATTCCATCAATTTCTCCAAGATTATCAACAATTTCTTGGATATTTTGTTTTTCATTCCCAGTAATTAAACCTATAAAAACTTTATGAATCATTAAAAATGTCCCCCAAAAGATATAATTTTATATTTAATATCAATTTTACCTTTCTCTTCTTTCCTTGCTAGAAAATATTCGTCATTACAGTCTAAAGTAAAATCCCCATATCCTTCGGAAGAAAGTTTCTGTAAAATTTTAATCATATCATCTACTGTTGCAAATTCTTCTTTACTCATTTTTCAAAAAATAAAAATGTTCGAAATCCTCCCAAAAAAGATGATCGTCTAGAATTTCAGATGTTCCACCAAGATCAAATGAAATATCTTTTTTGAAGTGCGCCTTTGAGGCGTAAACTTTATTATTAGCAAAAATCACTTTATTAGTCTTGAACTTCATGTTTTCTAGCGAAAAGTCATCATCTTGATTTAGATAATCTTTAACACATTTCTTAAAATCATCAAGAGAAAAAGAACTAATTTTGTCAATGTTAATTACGTCAAAAAACTTGAGACGAATATCGCCAAGATTTCTAGTATCATCTGAATTTATAAATCCAATACATTTTATACCGATATTTTTTATATCCTTAACAAATTTTGGCGTAATCTCATCAGTCATTTCAATACTAATTGCAATTATAAATTGTTTTAATTGTTTTATTAGATTAATATCTATTTGCTTATTAATTATAAGATGATATTTAATATTCTTTTGCGCCAAATCTATCATCGCTTGAGGATTATGATAAAAATCCATGCGTAAAACTACTGGAATAGATTCATTTAATTTAACAGTAAAAGGGCAAGTTGGAATATATTCCAATATTGATTTTAGATAGTTTTGCCCAATATAATAAGTTTTAAAATCTGCTTTTTGTTCTACACCTAAAAGTTTAAAAATAGCATTAATAACAGATTCGGGCGAAATTAAATTAACCGTTTTGGGAGATTCTTGGTTGGAAAACGAAGGATAATCACCAAATCTATGAGATTCTAGAAAAATGGTTTTGTCTTTATTATACCAATATGGCGAGTGGTTGGCGACGGTTGTTGAACCATAAAGACTAATTAGCGGAATATTTCTAAACCCGGCAATATGAGCTAGGCAGGAGTCGTTTCCGATATGAAGTAAACTACGACCAATAATATAATTGCTTTGTTGAATATTGGTTTTCCCTCGTAAATCCTCTACGCCGCCAAGAGTTTGATCTTCTGATGCGCCAAGCAATACTATTTTTATATTATTAGCATCTAAAATCGGTTTAATCCCCAAGATTACTTCCTGCCAATAATCATAATTTTTCGCGTTTGGCATTCCGCTACCATTTTGAATCGTAATATACTTATCAAAACTTAGAGGATAAAAGGTTTCGCCTAAAAATGGTTTCTTGATTTCTAAGCCAGTTGATCGTGAATAAGCTTCTATTAGTTTTGCCATAAGTTAAGAAGAGATATAATTGAGAACTCTTTGAGTAGAAATTGCGACATGAAAATAATAATCGAAAAACTTTTTATTTTGACCGACCCCAATCATCGCCAATTCGCTTTCGGCTTGAGAAATGTAAGGCAATACTTTATAAACGTATGGATTCCCATCAAAAATAGAGAAGAATTTTTGTTCGCACATTATATAAAGGTCGGTATTAGGATATTTTTCGTGGAAAGATTCAAATAACGCTGTTGAAATCGCCAAATCACCGATTGATTCTTTCATCAAAAATAATGCGCGTTTTCGGCCAGTATTATCTAATAAATCTTCAAAATTGATAGACTTTTTATTTTTCTCGGAATTTTCTTTCTGCGCCGTCTGTCGAAAAAATTCCCAAATCTGCCGTTTAGAAACCCCATTCTTTAATTGATTTCGCCAATTTTCGCGTCCGGAACCATCCATTGGCTCATCCATCAATAAAATATTCTTATAAAGACATGTAATAAATTCATCATCATCTTGAATATCTGGAAAGGGAAAATTCTCATTTTTAGGTTTATATTCTTCGTCTAATTTTATATTATCCCAATCGGCGAGCGGAATAGTGTCTAAAAATTCATCAATCTGTTTCGTAATTTTAACGGAATCATATTGTTCTAATGCCCATTGCCGCGATTGGATTCCTAATTCTTTAATTTTTTCTTTATCAAATTCATAAACCTTTTTAAGTAACTTCGCAATAGAAGATGGATATGGACTAGACTTGATAAATTGCGTATGCATTTCTGTATATTTTGCCCATTCCATTGGAAATGCCGCTTTATTTTTGCCAATAATATCTTCGCCAAAAGAATAATCGACCGTAAGAATTATTTTACCAGCAGCCGCAGCCTCAACTAATGGAAGTTCGCAACCGCCAGAAGTTGCTGGATGCGAAAGAACGTCTGTAATATTATAAATCTCATTTAATTGTTCTTCGGAGACGCCCTTTAGAATATTTACTGTGTGAAGTGCTTTTTCTTTTCCGGTCCAAGGACAATTAAGTTGATTACCTTGAAATTTTGCAATTGCATATTCAGAACATTCATCGGAAACATATACTGCAAAGATTTCATCAAGCGGAACATTGTATTGTTCGGCCAATTTCGGGATATCCCAACCCTCGCCGAAAGAAGTAACTAATAGAAGAATACTTTTAACGCGGGGGTTTTGCCGACGAAACATTGAATATGCTTCAATTTGGTTTGGGAAAAGTTTTCGCAACTGATTCCGACAGACTTGCGTAATGATAAAAGTATCTTCTGATATTCCAAATTTTTGCCGAATTTGACTTTTTTCTTTATCGGACAAGATTCTAAAATTAGTTAAATCAACTGGCGGATATTGAGTTCTGACATGAAGTTTGTTTTGCTTATGAAATTCTTTTGTAGCAAACGAACTCCAACACCAATAATAAGGAGTTTTATCGGCATCGCCAACGTTTGTTATTGGAATACTATCTTGAGTAACCCAAAAAACGGATGGAATTTTTCCCCAAAAATTTTTACTCGTATTAAATGTAACGCCCCAAGCATCTTCCGCAAAAATACAAATATCTGGCTTAAATTCTCGCACTGCCCGTTCAATAAAATATTCGCCGTAAGAAGCATTTCGCGCCTTGCCGGGATCTTTGTTTAGTTCATTAATTTCAGCTTGGGTATCTGGTAAAGTTCCGCGAGCTTGCCAAGGAAGGTTCTTTAATTCGGGGTTTGACCATTGATAACCAGCGGCATATTCAAAAATTTCATATTTTCCTGTTGAATAAAGATATGAAAGAACGTTTTTACAATTCTTTCCGAATCCTGTAGCTAACTTACTATAATTAGAACAATATAATATACGTTTTTTGCGATCTTGAGCCATATCAATATGATAGCAAAATTTTCAACAAAATAATAAACAAAAAAGGCGCTAATTAAATAGCGCCCTTGAATTAAAAATATCCGTTGTACCGCTTCATTCAAAATGGCGGATCATCTTCTTTGCCGAGAGATTCAGTTGGAGCAACTGGGGCTGCGGCGACTACTTCCTTCTTAACGTGAATTTGTTTATTTAATTCGGTAAGTTGAGCAATGAAAAATGCATCTGTATCAGTATAATCGCGCATTTTCTCACCCTTGAAGACAATTTCCTTGACTGGGGGTAGGTCTTTTAGTTCATACTTCCAACGAATAACATCCCCGTTTTGGCGGAGAGCAATTGCGGGGTAAGATTTACCGCCTTCGCTCTTTGGTTTTGTCATATAGGCCCCAATCGAAAGATTATCAAAAGATTTTAATGATAACATCGCATTAAATAGAGAGCGAGTAGCAATCCCAAACGGGAAGGATACGAAATAAAGTTCCGAGCCGGTTTCGGTAGTATCTTTAAGAGTCACAAGTACACTTTCAATTTTCTTACCTTCCCACTCTGTTACTTTTTGTTCAACTTTGATGAGCGAACCAGAAAGATCAGAAACGGTATCAACCACTTCAAACTTTCCATTTTCTTGTCGTTTGGAGACTACGAATGCCGATTTACCGGTTTTCTTGTCTTTTTTAAAGGCAACGGAATAAGCCGTTGTGTTTTTGTCTTCGAATTTTTGTTTACCTAGTGCCATAATATTATGTATTTTTATCGTTATTTTGTTTATTTTTTCTATTATATTTTAGATAGAAAGTGTATTAGAGATTAATATTTTTCCGCTATGAGTCAAGAAACTTTTTCAAAATCTTTCCCTATATCGGGATCGAGTTTTTATCAATTTCAAGTTCAACGACTTGCAGAAATTAAAGCCATCCAACAAACCCATTCGCAAAAAATTGGATCGGGTATAGATTTTGATATGGCTATTACGATTTGGTTAACTGCTGATTTAATCAATTGTAGAAAGTCCGGCATTATTTAATTTTTGGTTTGTTTCTTGTGTTAATTGCTCTAAATGTTTTTGACCGCTGCGTTTTTTAGAGTAATCGTTAAAAAATTCTTGTTTAATCGGATCAATTCCACCGTTTTTAGAAGCGCGATCATAAGAAAGTTCTGCTGACCTGTCCCAAAGATCACCAATCGTTCCCTTTTTCTCGGTAACTCGATTAAAATCTTTAGGGGAATAAGGATCGACTTTTACATCAAAATTCATTTGCGGTGGAGTAAATAGCCGGTTCCATTTTTTCCCGTCACGTTCATATTCATGAACTTCATTCATTGATTGAATTAGTTCGACGACTTCGCCAGTATCACCGTCTTGATAAATGTAGCGTGGCATTTTTATTATAAAATATTTAACTAAATTAATACACTAAAAATATTTAATTTATTAAAATTGGTAAACAAATAATTTAGTTTTCAACCCACTAAAACCGGCCTTGGGTTTAATATTTATAGCCACAATATTTTTATTAAAATCGTCGGTATAAACATCTGTATGTCCAAAAATTTCAAAATTATATTTATCAGTAGTCTCAACCAGACTAGATACAAAATCTTCTTGTTCTTTAGATAGTGGTTTTTCTTCTAAAACAAGGGTATGATTCTGTTCTAAATCTTCGGGCCACATTATTTTGAAATTTTTATTTTTTAATAGTTCTAAAATTTCTTTATTCATTTAATTCTTTCATTAAAATATCGACACTTTGTTTAAAAGTCTTATCTTGAAGTTTTAGTCCTTCTTTATTTTCTCCAATTTTAGCTTTTTCGGTCGCTAATTCGCATCCTTTATAAAAATCTTCTTCGCTAAAAGTAAAAATATTTCCTTGATTAAAAGGTTGTCCGGGCGCGAAAAACATTCCGTCATACGCTGGTTTTTTACCATTTGGATTAATAAAAATAGCATTATTCTCGTCTAAATAGTCAGTATAGACATGGGCTTTTAGCGCGAGAGGCCAAGCACCCATTGCCGTGGCATGATAAACCGGAAGATCAAAGCCTTCTGCGCCAGAAAGCGCGAAAATAATATCAGAACTTTGTAAAACAGTATTGTATTCGGCGTTAGTTTTTGACCAAGGCAGAAAATTAATATTCCAATATTTTTTACCTTCTAAAACTTGGCCAATTATATTATTAAATTGATCTTGATTTAGAAAAGGATTCACTATCGCGCAGTTTAGTTTAAATCCTTGCTTATTGCCATATTTCTTGGCCCAAAAACGTAGAATGTCATAATGGTTTTTGCGGTGTTCTAGTTTTCCGGCCATCAAGAATGAAATTTCGCCGGGGATTTTTGGTGATTTTTCTAATTTTCTAAAATTCCAAGAATCAAAACCGAGCGGAAGATAAACTGACTCTATTCCATATTGTTTAAATATAGATTGAGTATATTTACTTGTAACGTAAACCTTACGCTGATTTTTTAGAATGTTAACTTCTGATTGTGTTAATTGATCGAGTTCAAAAAACGTAATCAGATCATTCCCGTAATTTGAAAAAGACTCAAGGCTTCCATTAATATGCCAAAGTTTTAACGATTTAGAATTGCGATTGAAATATTTTGCAGCATTAAGAGTCGCGCCATTAATCCAATTGTTTAATTCTTCGTCTTTTCGTTGAGAAGAATCATCAAATTGTCCGATTTGGGCAATAAATGGGTTGAGTCCTCGATTTTTAATCTCACGAGCTAAAGCAAAAGAACAACTACCAAAACTCAAAGTATTGAAGGCTAGATTTAAAATTAAATTATCGTTTTTCATCGTTAAAATTTTCTAAAAATTTTTTCTTAAAACTTTCAATATTATCATTATAAGTTCGATTAACAAGTTGAGTTGATACTCCAAGTTTTTGCGCAACTTCTTTCCACGTTAAAATCTTATTAGAAGATAAAAACCGAAGTTTCATTATCTCCTTGAATTGTTTACTCTTAATATTTTCTATTTCTTCTAACAATAAATTGTGCATATCTTTATCAAGTAATTCTGATTCCGGTGATTCTTCGGTTAAATACCCCTCATTCAACTCTTCGTTTATGATTTTATCGAATGAATAATTTTTTGATAAGCAAAGAAATTTTGTTCTATCTCCGACGTAGGTTGAAAATTTAACTTTTTTTTCTGGCTTATAATCATTTATAAATGAATAAAAATTATATTCACGGTTTGAGATAAAATCATGATAATCACCAGAATTATTAGTATGAAGATAACGATAAACCGTGGTATTATAAATACCAGTATGTCGATTGACTAATTCATTAAAAGAATTATTATCTTTTTCCTCTTTTATTTTTTGAATAAGAGAATAGTCATCGACCATAATTAATTTTCGTCTTTGTCCTTTTGGGCTTTAGAAGAAAGCACATTTAGTAGTAAATTCCCAATATGACATGCATTTCTAATATCAGAATCGTTAATTGATAAAATATCAACCTCTTCCCCTTCGATATTAGAAGCTTCACTATAAGTATTAACAAAATTAGCGAGCATTATTGCTGTTTCTGGATAAATTTCAACTGTTTGAACATTTGATTCAAAACTCGCATTGAGCATAAATTTGTCAGCCGAAATCTTTGACACTAACCCGGCTTTTTCTAACTTTTCAAAAACCAAGTTTATCGCTGATCGTTTTTCATCGTCATTCTCAAAATCATCCGAAAATTCTATTCGTGAAATTATCTTTGATGGCGAAATTGAATCTTGTTCAAAAAAATACGAAACAATCTGGTTTTGAATATCTAATAGAGTCATATAATCTATGATATTAGATTTTTACGAAAAATCAACAAATATTTTTGTATTATCTAGTTTTTTTACCATGAAGAGAAGGGAGGGGGGCCGCGCAACTGGGGAGGGTTAAGAAGGGGCTTAACGCCCCAAGGCAAGTACGAAAAGAAGAAAAGTCTGTCGTTTCATATTAGCGACAAATTATCTTCAGAAAATAAATCTATTCTTAGCGTTAGCGAAAGTTAATTAACTTTTCATATCTCAGTAGTCGCCGGATAATTAAAGCGACTGATTAATGTAAGAAAATCGAAGTAAATTAATATAATTACTCCCAGCGCCAGCGAAAAACCTTTTATTAAGAAATCCCCGCCAAATCCTTGCTCTTTTGCGGTTCGCTTCGCTCTCCGTCAGGAAACTCCATCGCTTCGCTCAGTCGTTTAGCCGTTCCGGCTAGATTTTTTTCTTTTTTTTAAAAAGAACCAATCCAAAGCTACGCGAAATATCTAATCATAGTTCCACCCTACTATTTTGTAGAGAGAACCTAGAAATATAAAAATTATAATAATATTTTATATACTAAACACATCCTCGGCTGTTGGTACTCCTTATCGCCTTGGCTGACTATCGTGGCCTGATGTGGGTTCCTTTCTTTAAATTTTACTTCAAAGTTAGTTATTAAGTCTAGCCGGTTAAGTCTAAACTCCATCCCTTCGCCGCAAGCGCCTTATCTCTAAAGTTCTTGAATTTTTTCTTGCCCCTCTGAATTACTCAAAGAGCGGTTACACGCCAAAAGATTCGACCGTCTTTCGGATCGGTTGTAAATTAATACATTTAAACTGTAAAAAGAACGATTAAAAGGAACGGCGAATAATAACGTTAAGTGAAAAAGAGGGATTCGCTGTTACTAAAATCTAACTAACCAAATTCTGATAAGATGCAAGACAAAAATTTTCGTCCTACATTAGATTATACGCCTTAAATACACTATTTTCAACTAATTTTTTGAAAAAAGTTGATTTTTCATGCATTTTTTCTTAAAATCAATAAGTAAATACTCTAATTTTTAATCATGTCAAAACAAATTCCATCCGAAACCGTTTCTCTCCTAACCGATATGTTTGTAAAACTTTGCGCAATTAATGCAATGAAGTTACAATTAATTTCTCTCCCAGAAGATCAACAAAAATCAGTAAAGGATTTACTCCTAAAGCAATGGGAGGAAGAAAGTCAAAAACTTTTTGATCAACGAATTCTAGGATTCCAAGAACAGATTAAACTACTTCCGCCATCGGAGCGTCTTACCGCGAATCTTCAAGTAGAAAAAATCACAGATCAATTTAAGGTAGACGTTGAATTTGCGAAAGTAATTGTCGAAAACATTATTTAATGTCTCAAAAATATAAAATTTTAGTTATTGGAGATTCTGGTATTGATATATTCCGATATATTGATACTTATAAACTTTCGGCAGAGGCTCCAACCGGCGTAGGGAAAGAAGTGCGAAAAATAATTAATCCCGGCATGGCCGGGAATGTAGTTGAATGTCTTAAAGCCTTATCGCCAAATTCTGAAATTTTATTTTTACATCAAAATAAAGAAATTATTAAAGAAAGAATTGTAGATCAAAAATATAATCATATTTTCATTAGAGTTGATGCTGAAGATGGAATTGATCGAATTGATATCGAAAAAGATTTTTATTCATTAATCGCTAATCAAAATAGTAATATAGATGCGATTATCATATCAGATTATAATAAAGGTTTTCTAAAGCAAGAAGATATAAAAGAAATTCTAGATTTTGGATTAGTATTTAATATTCCTACATTTGTTGATACAAAACAACCAGCCGGGGAATTTGCGAAAAATGCTTTCGTAGTAAAAATAAATGAAAAGGAATATAATCTTTCGCCGAAATGGGAAGAATTTTGTATAAATTTAATTGTTACGCAAGGAGATAAAGGCGCGATTTTGTTTAATAATACCGGCGAAGAAATTAAAATTAATGGGTATAAAGTAGATGTTTCATCGGTTGTTGGCGCTGGCGATGAGTTTTTGGCCGCGTTAACTCTTAAATATTTAGAAACTAAGAATCTCGAAAAATCCATTGATTTTGCAAATTATATTGCGGCACTTTCTGTCAGTAAACCCGGTGTGTATTGCGTTTCGGAGCTAGAGGCTCAAAATTATGATAAAGATAATTTAATCAAAAGTCATGAAAACATTTAAGACCTTCGGCGCAAGAGGTTATACTTGCCAAATTGATAGAATAGATTGTGGTTTGAGAGAACTTGGATTACAAGAGTCTGAAAATCCAGATTTTATTTATTGTAACGATGCGGGATATTTTGAAGAAGCAATTAATTTTAGAAATCAAAATCCTAGCGCAAAATTAATACTTAATACGCTCGATATCCCGCTTTGGTGCCCCGACTTCGATCTAAATAAGATTTATTCTCAATTACTACAAGCCGATAAACTCACTACTATCAGTGAATTTGTTCAAGCGCAACTGAAACATAATTTTAATTTAGAATCTGAAGTTATTTATAATCCTACTAAAAATATTAATTCGCAGAAACGAGACTCTGGATTAAATCTTTATCCCCAATATAAATATATGATGGTCGGTCGTCTTCGCGACCAATCTAAACGTTCCCATTTAGCACTTCAAGCCCTTGGAAGATTAAATGAATTAAATAAATTAGTAGTTGTTGGCAGTGAAGATATTGGATATGGACATTATCTAGGAGTAGTACCAGATGAACAATTAAACGATCTTTATAATTCCGTTGAATATGTTTTAATGCCTTCGCTTTGGGAAGGCGAAGGTTTACCGGGACTTGAGTCTATTTTGGGGGGCGCAATTCCAATTGTTTGTTCTGATATGTCAACATTTACCGAGTTTTACCCCAAACATTGGGGCTGTTTTCCGACTCCTGAAGCCATCGCAAATCGAATTTGGTTTTTAGAGCATAATCCAGCTATTAAAAATAAAATGTTTCAAGAAGTTAAAAACCATCAATCTCAAGTTTTTAAGAAAACAGATTATCTTGAAATAGCTAATCGAATAATTCAAATCGCCGAATAATGTCTACAAATATTAGTTTCCTAATTTTGGACTACAGAAAAGAATATGAAACTAGAATTTGTCTAGAGTCTATTCGTAAAAATGCATTATTTGATTATAAAATTATTTATCTAGATAATGGCGGGCGAAACGAAGAATATCCGAACAAACTCTACGCCGAAAATCTTTGTGACGTTTTAATTCGTAAAAAAAATGGAATGGGCGGTGGATTTGGCCAAACCGACCTTTTTAGATGGTGTGATACAGATTTCGCTTTTTTCGTGCAGAATGATCAAGTATTACAATATCAAATAACTCAAGATCACATAAATCAATTTATTGGATTATTAAATGATTATCAATGTATTGATCTAAATGGCGATCAATCTGGACGAGGAGTTTGGACGGACCGTGCACATTTTATAAAAACCTCATTCTTTAATAGCCTTGGTCCATTTCCAAACGGCGGTCCGGGTCTAGATGGAATTCCGTGGAATGAAGCATATTTACAAGAAGTATTCGCTAAAAACAATTATAAAATAGCACATATTAAACCGGCAATTTTTGCCGATAATGGGGTTTGGTCAGTTCGCGAATCTGGAGATGGTATTTTTAAGCATCGCTGCGACTTAAAACAGGTTTGGATTTTAAAACAACCCACTCACCTTGACTCCACTTATCCTCCGTTAAATGAATCTGAAAAAATAGATGTCTTAGCCGGTAATTGGCCGGTTTGGGGAAAAGATAAAGAAGGTAGAATTCCAGAAGCATGGAAACCTCATAGTTTTCAAGTTTGGCCCTAAAAATTAAATAAAAATAGTGTATCTGATTGAAGAATTATGTCTTCTTACCTTTCAGATACAGAAAAAGCGGCAATTGAAACTGAATTTCATAACGTTTTTGATACCCTAAAACGTCCTCTTGTCGTCTATTCTGCTCCAGAAAAAGTTTATGCATCTACCGATCCAAATTTTAGTAGATTTGGCCAATTTGGACAAAATAATGAGATGCAAAATGAAGATATTAACCAACAACAATATCAAACAATTCAGGCTTGTATTCTTTATAATAAAAACCCTGATTTCGAACAATATAATAAAGATAAAACTGGCGGAACTTATGAACAAATTAAAGTTCGTGACGTTAATCTGAAGGTTAGAATAAAAGTAGATATTGATGGGTATAATATTCTAAAAGACGCAAAATTACTTCAATTAGATGGATTAGAATTTTTGAAAGACTCTCCCCCGCGCCCACATGGCCTCTTTGGCGCAACAAGATGGTCTTTCTTCTTTAAACTCAGTGTCTAAAAATGGATCTAAAGCCAAAAGTTAAAATAAATCGGCGGGAATTAAATATACAAATAAGTGCTGATCCGCAAAAGCAAGTACAAAAAAAGATTAAAGTTTTTGTAAATGATAATTATTTTGAGCCCGCTGTACAAGAAATGCAAGAAGAGTTTGAAGAACATCCGATTACTCAAGAATTAGACGGCGGAATTGAAGCTACTAATATATCTAATACCTTAAGAGGTAATTTTCCAGATGATGAAGGTAAAAATCTCTATTCCTTTATTGGTTTTGCCGGTGATAATCCAACAGATGATATTCGTCCTTTCTTGATTCCGAATACCAAAAATGGTCCGAAATTAGAATTAGTTGATCAAGACAAGACCAAACTACAATTTACTTATGAAATCAAACCGCCAGATTTGAAAAATATTTACTCCAAAACTCCAATGCCGTGGGGTGGGGGATTATCTTGGGCGAAGAGAATCGAAATCGGAATTCCGGGGCTTGGACGCTTTCTTAATAAAATTGGCGTAAAAGGTTCTCGTTCTGGCGGCGGCATTCAAATTAAAAACGAACTTCGCAGAGCTAAATTCTCTCCGCGTAAATATTTAACCGAAATTTTTGACAATCTAAAGAAGAATTTTGCCCGCAAACGATAGGAATAAGGATGAAAAATCAATTTGCCAATAACGTAGTTTTTTCTGTTTATTTATGGACTGAACATGAACTTCTCCAAAAAGGAGAAGCATATATAAACAATACATCTAAACTTTATTATACCGCCGATTCAAGACAGCCAAATAAAGTTGCTTATTCTGCGCCATTTAAACAATGGGTCTATGATTCTGGTGTTAATGGCGCAAACATCCCAACTTCTATAAGCGGTTCATTTGGAGTAATTAATAAAGGTGAAAGCGGTCTAATGTTCGATTTTGATAACGGTAGAGTTTTATTAAATTCCGGAGTTGGTAAAAATCTAAATATTACTGGAAGTTACTCTATTAAAGAAGTTAATTTTTATATATCGAATGAAACTGAAGAAAATATTATCATTAATGATAAATATTTCTTTAATCCAAGATACGCCAGTAAACCAACTTCTGGAATTGCACCATACGCAATAACTACCCCAGCAATTTTTATTGTTCAAAACGGAAATAGTTCAACACCGTTTGCGCTTGGCGGAATGATGGATACAAAAATGAATATGAGCTTAATTGTTATGGCTGAAAGTTCATATCAACTAAGTAATATTCTTTCGTTTTTTAATGATAAAAAACATAAATATATCCCCCTAATGGATTTAAGCCTTGACCCAATCAACGAATATGGCGATCTTAAATCTGGATATAATTACAATCTTTTATCTGCACCGTTTAGCACTCCCGGAAATCTCCTTTTTATCGAAGAAATTGATAGCTCAATTTTAAGCGATGAACTGAGAACGAATTATAAACTTTTCTTAGGCGAAATTGATTTAACACTTTCCTATCCGCGATATATCGGCAACTAAAATGTCTATTTTTTTACAAGGTCAGGGTGTTGAGCTAAAAATTTCGTCTGGAGATAAAACTAAAGACGCTAATATTTTTAATTGCCAAGGAATATCTATTAATTATCAACACTCTAGATCCGAAATTACTTATTTAGGAAATTATTCGGCTGAAGATAAAAAACAAATAATTAATTATACGCCAATCAATCTGGCATTTTCTTATCTCAATTCAGAATCAAAAATAATAGAAGAAAATATTGGACTACTTAACCCATCTGGATGTTTTATCAATATTAATAAATCAAATAATATAAATGATTATAGTTCAAGAGATTATAAAATATTAATGCGTCCCACCAATAGTCAAAATTATGCCGGGCAAATTAATTTATATAGTGGATTTCTTGGTCAATACACTATATCTGCATCTGTCGGTAATCCAATTGCTAGTAGTGTTTCTTTTGAATGTTTAGATATGCAATCTGTGCCCAATTCCGACACACAATCTGGAATTTCGACGAATAATTTGTTATCTACCGAAAGTATAGTTTTGACAGGCATTAATTTTAGCGGGCTAGGAGTTTCCGGCCTAAAAATCAATTCCCTCTCCCTAAATTTATCAACTCAATGGAATAATATTCTAAAAATCGGGCAAAAGTTTCCAGAAAAAACCCTAATCGGGACAAATGGAGTAATTCAAATAAATGGAATACTTAACACGATTCAAGATTCTCAAAAATTATCAGAAATAGATAACGGAACATTTTATTCTGGCGATATCTCTTTAAAATTAAGAAGTAAATGCTCCGAAAACGATGTTTTATCAATTTTGATTAAAAAACCTTATATTGAAAGTAGAAATATTAATATCACTCCCGGAAATTACTCCGCCGTCTCAATAGAAATGAACGTAAAACCAACAATTAAACCGTCAGAATGGAATAAAAGTAACATAATTTTTAGTTAGAGAAAAAAGTAAAAATAAAAGACCAAAAATTTTTATAAACTATTGATTTTTGGTGTATTTGGATGTAACGTTAATTAACAACAATAATATATTATTTATATGTCAAGAGTTCGTCAAATCTATCAATCAGCAGCACTTTTCGCTTCTCCTTCCCCCGCGACTGGATATATGTTTAGTTCTGGTAATTCGGGAGTGAATTTAATTAAACAGATTCCCCGCACGCAAAGCGCCGGGCTCCAATTTTCAGTGCCCCGTACAAACGTGATAAGTTTTGGTCAGCTTTCCCCGCAAGACCGCATAATTATTCAACCGCCTACCGCATCATTAAATTTCAGTTATTATCCGATTGATGGTAAAGCCGAATCCGTTCTTGGTTTTGCTGCATCTGGTCAATCAACATTTATTTCTGGGCTTATCGATAATACCCAAGGCGAAAAAAATTATTTTATCCAAATTGCTCCTGAAGGTTATGACGCCAATGGTTATGCGAATTCTGGATTAAATAATGTAATTTCTCTTGGTAATGGCTTTATTTCTAATTATTCATTAAATCTTGCTGTTGGACAAATACCAACTGCTTCTGTTACAGTTGAAGGACTAAACGCTCAATTTGATACCGGATCATGGATGAAACTTACTCCTGCTGTCGTGCCTGAAAACGGGCAGGGTGTAACCGGAGTATATTATTCCCTTCCTGTCGCTACAGCTTATACCGGTACAAATATTGCCTCCGCCCTCCGCCCCGGCGACATAGTAGCGGAATTCGATATCAATAATGCGTTGGGATCATACCTCAGCGGTGCAAATAGTGTAAATATTCAAAGTATTTCCATCTCCGTTCCTCTTACTCGTAATCCAATCCAACGTCTTGGTTCTCCGTTCCCATTCACCCGCGTCATTCAATTTCCCCTGGAAATGAATATTTCAGTTGACGCGCTTGCAACAGAAATTCGCGAAAGCAAACTTTCCGATGTTCTATGCAATGATCAATTCTATGATTTTAAAGTTCGTATGAAGAATCCTGCTTGTGGCGGCACTGGCTCAAACGCTATTACATTAAATTTCCAACATGCTAAACTCGATTCAACTGAATGGAATATGGCGGTTGGAGATGTTGCTGCTACTACTAGAATGAATTATGTCGCGGTTATTGGTGGTATTGGTAGTACAGATGGACTATACTTCTCTGGAAGTTATAATTAATCTCTAAAAATTCTTGAAAAATCCAGTTGAAAAATTGGATTTTTCTTTTATCATATAATAAATCCATCAACAGAATCCTTAACTAATAAACTCATATGTCATATCTATCTCGTATAGAAAAAATCCAAGACCAAATAGTAGAACTTTACAACTCCGGTCTTTCTTTAAGAAACGTAGCTAAAAAATTAGATATAAGTCCAGCGTCCGTTCGTCGATTTTTAAATTTATCCGGAAAGAAAAATAGAAATTTTACACATCATTTGGGAAAATATACTGTTGATGAATCGTTTTTTAAAAAAATTGATTCGCATAAAAAAGCACAGATTTTAGGTATGATTTATGCCGATGGGTGTATAACAAAAAATGGAAAAAATAGTATAAATGCATGGAGACTAGAGATTGGATTAGTTTATTCTGATATTAAATATTTAGAACAAGTAAATATTATAATGAAAAATACTTCGCCTATTTATACTGATTTTAATACGAATAGAAAATCGAAAAAAGAATATAAAGTACAAATAAGTAATAAACAACCGTTTAGTAAATTATCAACTCATAATCATATAATATGCGAAGATATTCGAAAATTAGGCGTTACTCCTCGCAAATCTATGACTTGTGAATTCCCAACTCTAGATCAAGTTCCAGATGAATTTATAAATTCTTTTATTCTTGGATACTTCGAGGGTGATGGTGGATTTTGCAGAACTAGAGAACAGGCAACCTGCTCTTTCGCGTGCTCTAAACCATTCGCAGAAAAACTACAACAAATTTTACGAGAAAAAATAGGCGTGAATTCATCACTATCAATAATGAATTGCGACCCAAGAATGCTACATTTGGCGGTTCATGGAAACAAACAAACGATAACTTTAATGGAGTGGCTTTATAAAGATTCAACTACCGACCTAATCTTAGAACGGAAAAAGAAAGAATACGAAATTTTCAAACAAGAATATTGCCAACGAAAAGAATTTTTAAAAACTTCTGAGTTCTCAGAGCAACGAAAAGAAAAAACACAAAAAACATTAGAGCAATATGGCGGAAAATTACGTCATGATCTTTATTTAAAAGATCCAAGCGGACAAATTTATTATTCTAATCGTATTACGAGGTTCTATAAAAAATATAATTTAACTCCGTATGCGGCTAGTATGTTAATTAATAAAAAAAGAGATGTTTATAAAGGATGGACTCGCCCGACCCAACAAGAAATCGAAATCGCTAAGCAAAATAATACGATAATTAATGAAATTTTTGAAAAATATTCTAGACGGGAGTATAATCTTAGAAAGAAACGGTTAGAGTTGACGAACCAAAACGGAATAATCTCCTGATTTTTTTAATAAATTATTCTTTCTCCGTGTATTAATTTCTGGTTTAAGGTAAAAATCTATCGGCAAAGGAATAATTATGGAAAATTCTCAAAATTCATGCTGTGGTTCGGCTTGCAAATCTCAAGCACAAAACCCTCAAGGTCAATCGGCACAGTCAAGTAACATAACCGTCTTCAACACCGATCCCACTCAATTTTTGGATTATCAAATTCAAAAACAGATAAAATCTCTCTATAAAGAGTATCTCTTTCTCATTGAGAAAATTTTCAACTCTCACGACGAATTTCTAGCCAAATTCCGGACAACCCTCCCTCCAGAGTATCAAGTCTATGTCGATATGGCTGAATTTTTAACCGACTCTAAATATGAAGAAATCCGCAAAGAAATTTTAGATAGAGGAAATTCGACAATTAGATCAATTGACGAAGAATTAAAGAAATATAATATTGATTTCAAAAAATAAATAGAAAAAATAACCAATTTTAATTAACATAAGGTACAAGTAACTAATTAAGGTAAAGGATAAATAATATGCCCATTAAACGTCTCCACTCATTTGAAGTAAACACTTCCCGCGAAATCGAGGAAGTTCAAACTAGTATTCAAGACGGTAAAGAAATCACCGTCAAAACGAAAGTCAAAAAGGATGTTCCGACAACTTTTATAATTAAGGAACCAAACCGTCGAGAACGCCAAGATTTATCTCTCTTCTATGGCGTTTCCTACAACGAAGCATTAGAGAAAAAATTAATGCCCAAAGTATTAATGGTTCAAAAAGTTTTGCGCAATGGCGATGGGAGTTCCCCTCTCTCCCTTGACGAAGATAAGAACCTCGCCAAAATGTATGACGATGTAAACGAATATCGCAATGATTTTATTCGCGTGAACTCTCTGCCCGATTCCGAAGAACAAAAAAAACGAAAAGAAGAAATTTTAGCGAATTATCTATCGGCGCAAAAGAAAATTATTGACATTGAAAGTTCTTATCGTTCGCTTTTTGCCCACACAGCAGAAACCTATGCCCAAAACAAGGCAATTAGTTGGTTAGTGCTGAATCTTACATATAAAGTAAACGAAAAGGGCGAAGAGGAAGTTTATTTTAAAGGTAAGGATTTTGCCGACAAAGAAAATTATCTTTTTGATCTAGAAGAACAATCTGACGAGCTTTACTTCAAAGCCGTTGATAAACTTTCTACTTATTGCACATTATATTTCTTGGGCAACGCTTCTACGCCCGAAGACTTCAAGAAAATTGACGAAGAACTTGCGAAACAGGCCAAAGCCGGCGAAGTAAAAGACGAGGTAAAAGAAGTTGAGGCGGAAGAAAAAACGGAAACAAAATCCGAAGAACCGCCGAAAGAATAATTAGTGTCGGAAGTTTTACAGCCAAATTTTAGAAAAATCTTCGCGGAAATTTGTGAGGGTTTTTCTAAAACTATTTATAAAGATAAGTTTTTATATATTAAACACTTGTCACATATTGATTATGTCTGGTTTGAAGACATTCAGCAAAAATATTCGCAAGAAGCTAAAAATAAAGGTTTACCTACCGAACAAGAAAAACTAGAATTTTTGATAAAAAACAATCTTTGGACAAAAAATAAAGAAAAAGATATCGAAACGGCGAAAGATTTTATTCTACGACTTGAGATTACAAAGAAAAAACAAGTATTGCCGTCTCAAGTTAAAGAGTACGAGAATATGATTCGGCAAGAAGAGGATAAAGTAAATATTATTCTTCAAGAAAAGTTTTCTTTGCTTGGTATGACTGTTGAGACTTATTCTCAAAGAATGGTAAATGATTATTATATAATTAAAAATATTTATAAAGATCAAAACTGCATTGAGCCATTTTTTGATAGGGATGATTTTGAAGAATTAGAGGATGAGGAAGTAGAACAGATAATTGCTATCTACAATTCAATAACTAATAACTTTTCCGACGAAAATGTAAAAAAACTAGCCCTCCAAGATTTTTTTCAATCTTATTATTTCCTTTGCCAAGATAATATTAAAGATTTTTTCGGCAAACCAATATGTAATCTTTCATTTTATCAAATAAAGCTGGGAAATTATGCAAAATATTATAAGTCTATCCTTGAAAATATAGATTCTAATACGATTCCCAAAGAAACCCGATATGATCCTGAAAAATTAGAGTCTTTTATCTCTGCAAAAAAAGAAACAGAAAAATTGCTTAATAATTCGGCAGATGGTCAACCAACTTCATTAGTTGGAGCGACAAAACAAGATTTAGAGAGTTTGGGCCTTAAAGATCAAGTAATGCAATTTCCAAATAAACCAATGGATAAAGACGAATTAATGCGATTCTTTAATGGCGGTTAAAAATTAATAATATAATCTAAAAATATAGTTTTTTAGTGTATTCTTAATAAGGTTAGGTTTATTATTTTTTTATAGGTTATGGCACAAGCTGGTCAATTACAATTCGGGGTAGACGAGACTTATCTTTCTAATAGCGTTTCTAGAGCTTTAATTAAAGGCGTTAATGAAGCAAAACGTTCTGGCGGTGCTTTAACCCCGAATATCAACGAGCAGGCTTGGCGTATGCCCCTTGGCCGGATAACCGGCGATGTTGATAAATTCAAAAGTTCATTAAATGCTGCAAATCAACGTGTTATAGCATTCTCGGCCTCCGCATCAGTATTTTATGGCATTTCTACCGCGCTAAAAGGACTTGTAACCTCTACAATTTCGGTCAATAAAAATATGACCGATCTAAATGCGATTTTCAAACTTTCTGCTGCCGATCTAACTAAATTTAAGAATGAACTTTTTGATGTTGCTAGAAGTACCGGACAAGCAATTGATACCGTTTCAAAATCTTCAATAGAATTTTCTCGTCAAGGTCTTGGAGTACAAGAAACCTTAAAACGTACAAGAGACGCCCTTATTCTTACTCGCCTAACTGGATTAGATGCAGCCGAAGCCGCAAATACCTTAACTGCTGCCGTCAATAGTTTTAATAAATCTGGTCTTGGGACTACCGAAATATTGAATAAAATGGTCGCGGCCGACTCGGCTTTCGCTGTTTCCTCTAAAGATATTGCCGATGCTTTAGTTCGCGTGGGTTCTTCTGCCCAAGATGCCGGAGTACAATTCAATGAATTAATTGCATTAGTTACTACAACTAAACAAGTTACAGGTCGTGACGGCGCGGTTATCGGTAATGCCCTCAAAACTCTTTTAGCTAGACAAGATAGAGGAACAGTAATAGAAACATTAGAAAAATTAGGCGTTACAGTTCGCGATGCCTCTAGCAATGTTTTACCTTATATTTCTGTTCTTAAAAATCTAGCCAAACAATACGATACTTTAGGTATTTCCCAAAAACAACAAGTATCTCAATTACTTGGCGGTGTTTATCAATCTAACATTCTAAAAGCCTTAATGGGCGATTTGGCTAAGAGTAATAGTGTTTACGAACAATCACTAAATGCAGTTGGCAAGGCTCAAGACGAAGCAATTAAACGTAATGAGTATCTAAACTCTTCATTAGCAACAACTATTGAGAATCTTAAAACTTCTTTTACACAAATTAGTTCTAATCTTGGTGAAAATGTTCTGAATAAAAATATTAAAAGTATTGGGTCTGGGATTAATACTATTTTTGGCAAAGAATTTTCAGATAGTTTCATGAATGGACTTAAAGGTGTTGATTCTGAAGGTGCTGGTAATTTTATAGGCCAAGGATTAATCAAAGGTATTAGTAATGTTTTCGGTGTCAGCGGTGGAATTCCCGGCGCTGGACTATTAGCAATAGGTGCAACTTTATTCAAAGTATTATCTTCTACTCTAGGCACTGCATTAAAAGATATGCAAAACCTACTTGCCTTTAATGAAAAATCTTTGGCAATTCAACAAGGGATAGATAAAGCAATATTAGGTGCAAATAGTGCAGAACAGACTAGACTTTTGACGGCAAAAACACTCGCCGATCAAGAGCAAGTAATACTTGATATTTTACTTAGACAAAAAGCCGCTATGCAAACAATGGCGGCAGAAAAAAATGCGCTAAGAGTTGATGTTATATCGAATAATCCAAAATTAATGAGGGAAGCAAAATGGGCGGCTAAAAGCATTCCCGGAGCGGCAGGCGGGCTTCTTCCAAGTATTGCGGCGGAGTCCCACGCAATTTCGCGTGGAGTTGGTGGTGCCAGTTCTTCAGCACGTCCCGTAATTGTTCCCAATTTTAATTTTGGTGGCGGGAAAACTGGCCCAATAGTAGCAAATACAGACGAATATTTAGTTAAAAATTATGCTGGCGGTGGGTCGGCAATTTTTAATAAACAAATGATTGGGCGAATGGGATTACCAAATGGAGCGGTTAAAATTGCCGCATCAGGTTGGACTCCCCTAAATATAGAAAATCAATATGGTTCAATAGGTGGAATTTTAAGAGATAAACAATTTGAGATAAATGGAATAACTACTGCCCAAAAAGGCATGGGATATTCCAATAAACTTTATGCTGAATTGGTTTCGCTCCTTGGAGAAAAAGGTGCGCAATCAATAAAGGGGATGTTAGTTCCGCAAGCATCTTTTAATCAAGACCTTAAAGCAATATTGCCACAATTAATTAGAGGGCGATATGGAAAAAATAATACCCTCCGTTTCTTTAATGAATATGAAGAATTTGGCCCGACTCTTGGATTAAAAGGTGGCGCTGGGTTTGATTCAGATTTAAGTGGACAATCTAGCAGAATAAAATATCTGCTAAATAGCGGATTTGGTTCTTTACCAGAATTTACTACATATTTAGCGGGCGGACATATTCCAAACTTTGCCCGCCGTGGTCGTCCTTCTATAAAAGGTCGCCAAATTCGCTACGAAGGTCCGATGGATTTTAGCTCAATTCTTGGCCCCGAAGGACTGCTTGAACTTTTTACAATTTTCGGTTTTGGACTCGGGGATCATCCATCAAAATCAACAATTGACGCAAAAACATTACAAAAATTTGGTATTAATATTCCATCTGGTTTAACTCCCGGTTCTAAATTCCCATATAGAAATTATGCGGCTGGTGGAATTCCAAATTCGGTTGCAAAAGCTATTGATAGAGAACTCAAAGCCGGCGCACCTTTAAGTTCTATCTATGTTGATTCTGATCCTCGTTTAATTTCTCCAAAAAATCCACGCGGAATATTAGTTGCAAATCGCCGCGATGAACCGGCGGGTGGTTTTGAAGGCGTAAATAAATATAGAGAGCTTGGACTTGACCCCAAAGCGGCCGGGGCAACCCATATTCCTAATTTTGCCGATCCATCTGAATTGATATTAAATTATATAATGAAAAAATATCCAAATGCTGGAGAAGCGGCTAAAGTAATTAGCCCGCAAACTTATCCTTCCCTTGGAAATGCAGAAAAAGAAATATCAAAAAAGCTTTCAGAAATAATCAAGAATGTAAATCTTAAAGACATTGATTTTCTTAGCGGTTCTCAAAATATATCAAAAACCCTTCAGACAAAAATTAAAGATGCGGTTGGTAAATCTTTCGCCGGGGTCGATTTTGGTAAAACATCTGCTTTCTCAAAATTAAGTGATGAAGTTTTACTTGGACGGAAAAAAGAAATTAATGGTCTTATTCAGCTACAAACTGCGCAGAAAAAAGCGGAAATATCTGCCCAAAGACGTTTGGAATATGAAAAACGAGTTGGATTATCTAATATTGGAGAAAGAATAATAAATACTTCTTCGCGGGTTCTTTCGCCAGAAACTCTAGCGGCGGCTCAAGCCAAGAGTCAAGCAAATTATGCGGCTTTTGCTGGAAGCACAATGGCGACGAAAACACCGCAAGAATTATATCTTTCGGAGCTAAAAATGGCGATGAAAGAAAGCAATACCGCCCTAAAACGAATGGTCGCCGCTAATGAAATAGATCGCAAATTATCTTCTGGTATAAAATATGGTCAATTAACGGGATTAGAACAAATCGCTTTACAGAAACAATTCCAAAAGCAAGCATTTCAAAATCTTGGATTCGGCGCAACCGGTCTATCATTAGAGCAAACTCTTCGTAATAAAGATGCTAGACAACAAATTGCGCAATATGTTAATACACAAATTGCTCAAATTTCTGAAAATCCAAGATTCGCACCACAACCATCTAGATTAGCGAAATGGGGTAGTCGTATAAGCGGGGCAGCATTACCATTAGCCTTCGGTGCTCCAATGTTAGCTGGTTTTATTCCTGAGGGACAGGGTGGAACATGGGGTGGTAGAGCCTCCGGCGTGACTTCCGGCGCACTACAGGGACTGGGAACTGGTGCGGCAATTGGTATGAGTTTTGGCCCTTATGGCGCAGCAATTGGTGCTGCGGCAGGAACAATGGTTGGCGCAATTTCCGGTGTAGCATCAAAATGGAATAAGTCTTTCGATGAAATAGCTAGAGAAATAGACGATGCGAATAGTAAAAATCGTCAAGTAGTATCTAATATTCAACTTTATATTCAACAGGCAGATCAAATAACAGAATTAATTAATTCTGGGACTGATCCACGTCGTATTAAAGAGATAATTAAAAAACAAGCTGATTTATATGCATCTTTTAATGATAAAAATATTAGATCAGCAATTTTAGGCGGAAAACCAGAAGAAGCTATAAGACTTGCGAATGAGAGGGCTATGAAAACCCAACTTGGCGGAAATATAGTATCATCAGCCGCGAGGGGAAACGAAGAAGCATCTTTTCTAAAATTCTTTAGAAAGGACTCCGCTTGGTCTCAAATTCTGGGGTCAGCATCTACATTTGGGTTGTATGGCTCTGTCAACGAAATATCAAAACAATTCGGGGGTAAAAACATAGCCGAAAGAATAGGAATTGGTGGAGTTTCAGAAGCAAACAAAAAAGATTTTATCAATGCTTTATTAGAATCTAGTGATTTTAATAAATCCGACATAGATAAATTTTCAAAATTAGTAGATGTTGATGTTATTAAAGCTTTGACAGATTTTAAAGATAAACTGAATTTAACTTTTACTAATATAGAAACCCTAAGTAAAACTCGTAGTAAAAATGATTTAAGAACAGAAATCCAATCCTTTATAACCCAAAAAGGGCAAAGAATTAGCGACTCAGATATTGCAAGCGGAGCAATATTTGAAAGAACTCGTGGATTTCAATTACTTCAATCCGATTGGAAAAAAGCCGCACTACAAAATGCGATAGCAACCACGAATCTTCAAATCCGCGGCAGTTCAGCGATTAGGCAAAGTGGAATGATAAATTCTTCTTTATTAGAGAACGATATAAACCTAACCGACACAACAAGAATTGCTCGCGCCGGAGCGATAGAAGAAGATATCTTACAAAAAAATAATGCACTAGCCATTGCAGTGCAAGCACGGCAAATTCAAAATACCATAGCTGGATTATCTTCTGAAGAAAAAAATAAAACAGACCCGAAACAATTAATGAGCTTAGTCAATATGTTCGGTAGAATTGGCAAAGGCGGAGATTTAAGTGAACTTCAAAACGAATTAGAAAAATTAAATAATACTTTTGATAACGGATTAACTAATTTAACTCAGGAAACTAAAGACGCAAATTCGGACGGATTATCGGCCGGCCGTCAGCAAATTGAATTATTATCAGAAGCAATAATTAAATTTAACGAACTAAAGGAACAACAAAAAGCGCAATTAGCAGAATTAAAACTTTCTAATGGTCTTAATATCATTCGCTCTAGAGAGCAGGGGCGTCAAAACTTTGTGAATAATGCAAATTTTAGTGTTGATACCTTTACTCAGGTCAGAAGAAACTCCGAGGCGGCGAGAGGACTAACGTTTACAAATACAAGATACAAAGAAGGTTTAACCTTACAAGCTATGGTTAATGAGCAAGATTATCTTTCCGGTCTTGGAATCGCGCATTCAGACGAATCTCTCGCCGAATATAATGATATTAAACGGGCTAGAGCAAAAAATACACTCGCCGAACTCTTAAGTCAAGAAACTGGACAAAAAGTATCACCATATGATACAGAATCTCTTACTAATGCGGCAATGAAATCGCGAAATTCTTCTCGTTACCTTGAAACCATAAAACTAAGTAATTACGATGCCAATGCCGAAATTAGAAAGCTAGCAAAAGAAAGTGGTTCTTCCGCCGATATTCTAGATAAAGTAATGAAAATGCAGTCCACTGATCCGGTTCAAAATCTAATTGCGCAAAATACAAGTTCTTTGACTGATAGCTCTAGATCAATCAATTCCAATATGGTTAGCGGATTTGATTATATTCGATCATTATTAGATTCGGCGTTTAATAAAAATAAGTCAGCCGAAGAAAAAGTAATGGCTTATAGGGGGAAAATTGACGCATCAAGCAATCTTGAGCTTCTCAAAATAGAAAAACAAAAATTAATCGAAGAAAAAGCCCCTCCAGAGCAAATTAGAGAAATTGATGCAAAATTATCTGAAGCAGCCGTTAATCTTAAAAAGGCGAGCGAATCATTGGATAGAATTATTATTAAAAAAGATTCCGTTGCTCCGATAAAAATAACAGAACCACAAAAAACAACGACAGAAAAAACTGAAGGGGAAATCCAAGTGCTTGATCCTTTTGTAGTTTCTGCAAAAAAATCCGAATCAGAAACAGATAGATTAAGTAATTCGATTGGTGGGTTCAAGCAAGGATTAATTGACGCAAATACCCAATGGGGGACATTCGCTGATTTGGCTGAAAAATCAGGACAAATTGTTTCTAATTCTCTCGGAAGCGCCTTTGGTGATTTTGTAACCGGCGCGATGAAAGGAAAAGATGCTTTTAGAGCCTTTGCTTCTTCGGTTTTATCTGATATCGCAAAAATGTATGCACAAAAAGCGATATCAGGATTAATTGCCAGTATTATTCCAGCTAACATGGGCGGGGCAATTACGGCAAATACTGGCGGTTCAATCCTAAAATTTGCCTCAGGCGGCAACGTCCCAGCCCTCCTTACTGGTGGTGAATTCTATTATACCCCATCCCAAGCTCGCTCAATTGGTCAAAATAATCTACATGCCATTAACTCGGGTACTGCAAAATTTGCCCGTGGCGGTTTAGTTTCTGGCGGTTCTGGCTACATGGACGACGTTCCGGCAATGTTAGATAATGGTGGGTTTGTGATCAAACGTTCCGCTGTTCAAAAATACGGAGCATCAAAATTATCAGATATTGGCGGTGGAGTTGCAATGTTTGCTTCTGGCGGAAATGTTGCCCCCGTTTCAACTTCTGGCGGCGGGTCCGGAAATGGCAATACTTCGGTCAAGATTGATATTCATGATAATAGAACTTCAGCTTCCGCCGATTCTGATCAAAGCACAAATGATCCAGAGTTTAATAAACGTCTATCTCTGGCAGTTAAAACGAAAGTATTACAGGTAATTCAAGAACAACGCCGTATCGGTGGCGTTTTACGTCAAGGTAAGAATTATTAAGTTGAAAAAACAAATAAAATAATTAATATATATTGAAATGGACTATAATTTTACAACTCCAGTTTATTCGGCGGGAACTACTTACGCAAAACATAATTTCGTTTATGTTTTAAGTGGTTCTAATCGTATTTATTATTATTCATTAGTTGATGGAAATTTAAACAATACACCATCATCTAGTCCAACTTTTTGGACGACTAGCTTTGTTTGGACCCCTAATTACTCCACATCCGTCGATCTAACACCTCGAAAACTTGAAATGTCCTATGGCGATGGGTATTCACAGCGTCAAAGAGACGGAATGAACACAAATCCATTGGCATTTAATTTATCTTTTAATGGTCGGAGCGACGCAGAAACCGCCGCAATCCTTCATTTCGTTGAACAAAAAGGTGGAGTAGATAGTTTTGTTTATAACCCATCTACAATTTTTAATAAAACAGGATTAAAATATATTGCACCAGATGCAAAATTAACATATACATCATATAATAATAATGATCTAACTGTTACACTTAAACGGGTTTTTGAACCTTAAGTGGTTTTGGTATAAGGATTAATTATGGCAAAGGATAAAGTAAATATAGAATCAACACTCTTAACCCCTAGCGCGGTTTTAAGTTTGTTTAAATTTGATGGAACAAATATAGGTCTTTCTGAGCCATATTATTTTCATAATGGGACAAATTTTAATAATCAAAGTGTTGTTTTTAACGGTATAACTTATTATCCAGTACCGCTAGAGTTAACCGAGTTTGAAATTGATGGTCAAGGTAGATTGCCAAGACCAAAATTAGCAATTTCTAATATAAATGGTTATATCTCTAATTTGATCCTTCTAAATAAAGATTTATCGGGTTCAATTATTAGCCGTAAAAGAGTTTTCGTTAAATATATTGATGATGTAAATTTCGAGGGCGGAGTTAATCCTTGGGGCACTGCTGATCCCGAAGCTTATTTTTCTGATGAAATATTTTTTATAAATCGCAGAACACAAGAAAATAATCAAGTAGTTCAATTTGAGTTGGTTTGTCCTTGGGAAATTGATAATGTTAAATTACCAAAGCGTCCAATTTATGCATTAATTTGCTCTTTTAATTATCGAGAACAATATACTTGTGGATATTCTGGAGTACCAATTGCTGATAAGGCAAATAAAACATTTGCCGGAGGTTATGGACTTACTTTGGTTGATAAAGGGGAATGGTCTTCTACTACAACATATAATTCTGGCGATTATGTCTATATAAAATCAATTTTACCGCAAAATAATGGCGAAAAATTCTATTATGTTTGTGTGCAAAATGGTATTAGCGGATTTGCAAATAAACCGGGCGAAAAAAATACCGCTTGGCGTGGCGACCAATGCCCAAAAAACCTGCCCGGCTGTAAACTCCACTTTCCAACCGGAAATCTACCCTTCGGCGGCTTTCCCGGTGTCGCCAGAAGTCGTTTAATGTAAAATGAAAACATCCGTAAAACAACAAGCAATCAAATTTGCGGAAGAAAATCCTGCGCAAGAAGTTTGTGGATTATTTTATACTAACTTCAAAACTTTTTATTTCTATCCATGCGAAAATAAAAGCCAAAATCCAGAAAACACATTTGAAATTTCAACAGATGATTTTTTAAAAGTTGAGAACCTTGGAACTATCTATGGAATTTTTCATTCTCATCCTAATGAAAATTCAGATTTTAGTCAAAATGACTTAGATTGTGCAGAGGAAGCTGGACTACCAATTTTTTGCTATAGTTTGCAAGATAAAAGAATGCAAGAATTCCGGCCCACTGATTATAAAGCACAAATTTTACAAAAAGAATTTATCTGTGGGGTAAGTGATTGTTTTTCGCTGGTTCGCGATTATTATTGGAATAATTTTAACTACCTAATTGATGATTTCGACCGAGAAGAAGAATTTGAAAAGTCAAACTCCCCTTTAATACTGGAAAACTATGCAAATCAAGGATTTTTTTCACCAGAAAACCAAATAGATGTTAAAGAACACGATGTTTTGCTTTATAAATCTATAAGAAGTGTCTATCCGCATCATTTTGAAATTTTTATTGGAAATTCCAAAACAATTCAACATTTAAAAAATCGTCTTAGCGGAAAATCTATGATTTCGGAAGAATTTTTTGGTGGAAGATACAAAATACTCCGATTTAAAGATTTTAGCTTAAAACGAAATATAAGTTTTGTTTAATATGCCCTTCCGCAAAATAAAACTTTATGGGAAACTTGGGAAACTCTTTGGGAAAGAGTGGAATCTTGACGTAAATTCTGTTGGCGAAGCAATTCGCGCAATAAATGCAAATACAAATGGGAGATTAGAAGAATATCTATATAACGGCAAAGGCGCTAAGGTTTATTATAAAGTTTGTATAAAAAATAAAAATAATACTATTTCTAAAGAAGAAATAAATACTCCTTACGAAAAAGGCGATATTTATATTATTCCGGTTATAAGAGGTAATGAAAAAAACGGCGTATTTCAAACAATTCTTGGAGTTGTTCTTGTCGTTGTTGGATTAGTTATTAATTATATTACATTTGGTTCGGGTTCTCCAGTGGGTAGTCTTTTTATAAAGGCTGGTGTGGCTTTAGCTCTTGGCGGTATAGCACAAATGTTATCTCCAAATCCTAATACTAATGATGTAGAAAGAAAAACATCATATCTTTTTCAGGGCAATGCTACGACAGTAAATCAAGGAATGGCCGTTGGCACAATTTATGGCCGCGCATTAGTTAATCCTATGCCAATTTCTATATCCGCCGATAATATTGATCAAAATAGTTATGAAGGTGAAATTATAAATATCGGGGCTGTTGGATTGATTAATGAAACATTGATTTTATATAGTTATAAAGGCGGAACTGCAACATTAATTGGATTTGACGAATTTAAAGACGTTTCGACCCCTCCGAAAAGATACTTAATTAAAACATATTCGGGATCTTATACTAATTGGTCTACATATGATTATACTTGTTCGTCCAAATCTCAAGGAGACACTTGGACTCAGGGAGGATCTAATTCTTATGACTCTTTAGGTAATTACACTAACACGTCTTGGTATACAAAGAACGGAATTAATCAAGGCGGGTTAAGTGGATTTGGTCTATGCCGAACTTCAGAAGGTTTTGCATATTGTTTTATTACTTCTGGCACTCAAATTCACTGGGAGTCTCTAGGTGCATTTGATGTTAATGGCTCTTGTTGCACTACAAACGGAACAATCTTTTATACGGAAACGGGAGGAGTATATGTTGATTTATTAAATGAAGATACGGAATTAAATGCTATTAATCGTTTGTTAAATTCAATTTCTTGGTCTGCTTGGCAAAGTACACCTATCTATCCACATTACCAACAACGAGTTAGTGGATTTAGTTTTGATTATAGAATAGTTAGAACGAAATCAATAACTCTGCCCGGAAAATATAATCCATCTTTTCAATATAAATATTCAGCAATAATCCAGCGCCGAATTTATGGTTCTTCCGATCCTTGGGTTGATGCCGAAACAATCTCAACAACTGTTAGCCCGCAACCAGATGGAACACTTATTTTACCAGAATTAGAAATTCCTAACGAATCTGGATATGAGAGTAAAATAACCTCACCCTCAATTAATTACGCCTAAAATCATGTCAATATTCAAAAGAATTATTATAAATGAAAAATTTTGTAAACCGCTTGAGTTAACTCCCGAGCAAATTGCGCAAGCAAAGGAAATCCAGCGCAAAAACCAAGAAGAAGAGAAAACTCAAGTCGCCAAACTTGAATATGAAAAATTACCCGAAGAAGAAAAACAAAAAATCGGGCTAGGAGATTTTATAGCCAAATTTGCCCAACCAATTGCCAAAACAATTGATTCTGTCGCCGGGACTAATATTCAAAATTGCGGAGGATGTAAAAAACGGCAAGATGCATTAAACAATCTTGTTCCAGATATTAAAAATCCACTTAATAACCAATAAATTAATAATCTAACGTGTTATTTTAATAGGTAAAAGGCAAAAAAACAAATCATGGCTTTAAGGAAAGTAAAGTTATATGGCAAATTAGGTCAATTATTCGGCCGCGAATGGAATTTAGACGTAAATTCTGTCGGCGAAGCCATTAAAGCTATCGATATTAATACTAATAATAAATTTAGTCAATATTTATTAAAAAATGGTACTAAAAAATATTATAAGATTTGCGTAAAAAATAAAAAAAATACTATTTCTAAAGAAGAAATTGGAACTTCTTTTGGCAGTGGGGATATTTATATTACTCCAACAATTTTCGGCTCTGATAAAAAATCGGTAGGACAAATTATTTTAGGGGTAGTAATGGTTGTAGCCGCATATTATGGCGGTGGATTTGAACAAGGCGGCTCATCCTTTTTCCAGATAGTCGGAACAATGGGTATTTCGATGATTTTGGGTGGCGTCGCGCAATTATTAGCCCCAAATCCGAATGCAAAATCAACTGATCAAAGAAATAGTTATCTTTTTCAAGGCAATGCTACAACTGTCTATCAAGGTACTGCCGTTGGGCTTGTTTATGGGCGGGCATTAGTGCCACCGATGCCAGTTTGTATTTCAACTGATACTACTGATACTTCTACTTATGAAGGTGCGATTGTCAACCTTGGAAAAGTTGGAATATTAAATAATACTTTATTATTATATAGTTATAAAGCCGGAACTGCGACGCTTTGTGGATTTGATGAATGGATCGCGAGTACCCCCCCCAAAGCATATAAAACAGCAACAGAAGATTATTCGTGCTATTATGAGGGAGGGGGATGTTTAATGATTTATCAAGGGGTTTCAACACGAACAATTATAAATGATATTTGTACTATTACAGATGGAGTATATGATTACTGTAATGGAGTTAGTGGTCCCGTTTCATGGAAATGGAATACAGTTAATGCTACCGTATTAGATACCCCCACAATAAGAACTATATCAAACTCTAGTCCATTGATTGGAAATGGAACAATTATTTTATCGGACGAAGATACGGAATTAGATGCGATTATTAGATTAATGAATTCAATCAATTGGTCTGATTGGCAATCAGAGCCAATTTATCCGTATTATCAAAGTCGAACAACTGATTTTAGCTTTTTATATGTTGCTGTTAAAACGAAATCTATATCCTTACCAGATAAATATAATCCTAATTTTACATATAAATATTCGGTAACACTTCAACGCCGAATTTACGGATCTTCAGATCCTTGGATTGAAGCAGAGACAATAGTTACAGATGCTAAACCACAATCTGACGGGACACTTATTTTACCAGAAGTTGATATACCAAATGTTTCTGGGTATGAAACTAAAGTTAAAACAATTTCATTGAATTATAACTAATTGTTGAAAAATAAATAAATTTTAATATAATAATATATGGGAATGAGTTCAAGCAAAAGTCCTAAAGAAGCCGAAAATGATCTGATTTCAGTATCAAAGTTAAAGATATTGGACTTAATTTCAGAGGGTGAAATCGCGGGTTTTTGGCCAAAAAATGGAGTGTCTGGAAATAACCCCCTAGTTTCTACTTATTTCGATGATGTACCAGTTCTTGAATCAGATGGAACACCCAATATAAATACTTCCGGCCGAGGATTCAAATTCGCCTATAAACTTGGTGTAAATGATGAAGGCGCACTTCCCAATTTTACAAAAGTTGAATCTTTAGTTCCTCTTCCCTATTCCACTAGACTATTTAATCCTCCACCCGGAAAAGGTGATTATCGGGCTGTAACATTGGCATTTAATACAACTTCTTATCCTGACGCAAATGCTGCAAGAGTTACGGTCAAAGTACCCGCACTTTATCAAATAGATAAGGATGGCAACACTAATAAATATCAATTATCTTACGCAATAGATATTTCTGTAAATGGTGGAAATTTTAGTACGGTATTAAATAATACCATTAAAGGAAAATGTACTTCGCCTTACTTAAAAACCCATGTTATAACTTTACCAAAACCAGATTCAAGCGGAAAATATGATTGGAGATTAAAGGTTAGAAGAACATCAGAAAATATAGTAAACGACTCGAAAACACAGAATGAACTTTATCTAGAATCTGTTTCTATAATTTCATCGAATGATTTTTCATATCCAGTAAGTGCGATGGCCGGGTTTGAGTTCGGTGCTGACCAAATATCTGCCGTCCCAAATCGTGCTTATGACGTTATGGGTATGAAAGTTTCTGTTCCAACCGGATATACCCCAACTCAATTTAATTCTGATAATACTGTTGCAGCGCCAGCCCAATACCCAACAGTTTGGAATGGAACTTGGTCAACAACTAAAGTTTGGACGAATAATCCGGCATGGATTTATTACGATATTCTTATTAATAAAAGATATGGATTGGGCAATTATTTTATCCCTGATTGGATTGATAAATGGACTCTTTACCAAATTGCGCAATATTGTGATGAACTGGTTGATGATGGTTCTGGAGATACTGGAGGAACTTATGTTGGAAAAGAACCAAGATTTACCTGCAACGTTTGTATTCAAGATAAACAAGACGCATTTGAATTAATAACTTCACTCGCCTCTGTTTTCCGTGGAATTGCTTATTGGTCGAGTGGTAGAATTTTTCCGATCCAAGACCGCCTAAAAGATCCAATTTTTAATTATACAAATGCAAATGTTGAAAATGGTATTTTTACCTATTCCGATTCCGCGAAAAACACTCGCTCAACCATCGCAAATGTCAAATGGAATGATCCGAGAAATCTTTTTAGAGAAAAAATTGAAATTGTCGAAGATCAAGATGGTATCTTAAAATACGGATATGTAGAAAAAAGCTTGAATGCTTTCGCTTGCACCTCTCAGGGTCAAGCCCATCGGGTTGGCCAGTGGCTGCTTTTGACGGAGAGAATTTTGACCGAAACAGTTTCTTTCAAAGTAGGAATTGACGGTCTAATGGTTCGCCCCGGCGATGTTTTTAATATCTATGATAATTATAGAACTGCAATAAAACAAGGCGGTAGAATTTCTGGGTCAAATAGTTCAACATCTATTGTTTTAGATCGCGAAATAAATATACAATCTGGTATAAATTATAATTTATCAGTAGTTATTCCGCAACAAAATCTAGAAGGAACTGGTGATATTACCGGATCTAATCAAATAGATTTAATTAGAAATTCTCAAATAGATACCAGAACTGTATTAAATTCGCCCGGAGCGACAAGCGAAATTATTATTCCTAGCGGATTCAGAACTGGATTATATAATAACATTACAGGATCGGTTTGGCTATTAAATGGCTGGAGCCAAAATAGCGGCGCATTTTATGAGACGAAAACCTATAAATGTCTAAATATCTCAGAGGCAGAAAACTATCAATTCGATATTCTTGGACTTCAATATGATTCCGGCCTTTATCAATTAATAGAATCTGATTATACTATTAAAGTAAATGCGCCAAATACTGGCGATGCAATTTTAGTTACTCCACCCACCGGAATTTATCTTTATGCCGTTACTGGAGTCTCTAACGATACTGCAATTTTTTCCATTTTAGCCGATTGGGACGATATAACAGACCCAAATTTGGCATATGTTAAAATCTCTGGATTTTATACCGGTCAAGAACCAAAATTATTAGGAACAACAAATGCTTCGCAGTTTAATTTCTATCCAGATACTCTAGGGACAATTGGCGTTTCGGTCGGAACTGTTAGTGTCGCCGGAACAGAATCTTCGTTTACGAGTGGATCAATAGATATTCCGTTTGGCGTAAACCCGTTTGGCTCCGCTCCGCAAAATTCGGGCGTTTATGTTTCAAATGGCGGAAGTTCTACTACAATAACAGATTCTAATTCTACCATTGAGTGGGGCTACTCTGGCGATGATCCAAATACCTCATTTATCGAAAATACTTTTCTAAACTTTTTTAATACTGGATTCGGGGTAAGTGGAACTGGCGCACAATTAGTTTATAAGACGGAAGTTCCAAATTCTGGAACTAGTTATAATATCTCAGTTCAAACCGTTCAGAATTTTACTGGCGGTGCAATTAGATCATTTGATTTAATAGTTGAAACACTAGATTCTTTCGGTAAATATAATAGCGGTGCAAAAACTAGATTCACAAACTCCGTGCCGCAACCACCAACTGCTTCCGGTTTCTGGGCTTCAGAAAGATCAATAACATATAACGTTTTACCATCTTATATTGATAAGGATTTGAGCGGAATTGCAATTTGGTATAATCAAAATACTGGATTTACACCGACATTTAATAATACTAATTTTTATTCAACTACTTTTGGTACAACTGTCCCAACGGTTCTCAATACTGGTTATGTTGATATTTATTTTTCGTTAATTGATACACTTGGGTCTTTGCAATGCCCAATCTATGGGCCAATTTCTACTCAAGTTCAACAAAATACTCTTAATGGAATTTCGGCGTTTGGTTATCCAATTATATCTGGTAATGCAACGATTTCTGGGTCTGGAGTAACCATTTCCCAACAAAATAATACGATTATAGTAGCCGGTGGAACCACGCTTGGAGGAGTTACCGGTGTTGGGGTTTCTGGTAATTTTACGACTGGCGGAATCAATCTTCTAGCAGGAGGATCAATAACGCTAACCCAAAGCGGCCAAAATATTATAATTGGCGGTGGAGGCGGTGGAGGCGAAGGAACTGTCATCGCTTCAACTGGCGATGGAATATATTTAAGTTTGGGTAACACTGGTGGTCAAAATCTTACATCTGGAATTTTTAATGCTATAAATTGGACCTCTGGAATTAGAAGTGGAATTTTGACCTTTAATCAGTCAGAACCATCAAAAATTTATATTCAAACTGGATGTTCTGGATATTATAGTATTTCGGCCTATGTCAATTTAAATCAAAATGATTTATTTGACAATTATGTTTGGAAAAAGAATGGAAATAATTATTTAACAAATAAATCATCAAATATTGCAAATACTTATCTTAATGATGGTGATTATTTAGAATTTTATATTAATCCCGTTAATTCAACTTCTATTTCTGGAAATATTGATTGTGATATAGTAAAAATATTAGGAGGATTAAGTAGTGGTGGATCATCTAATTTACCAGCAAACTCAACCGGTTATCTTTATAATGATGGAAATGGTAATTTAAGTTGGGAATTAACACAAATTCAACCCGCACCATTTTCTCCACTTGATATTCCCGGATTAGTTAAATGGTATTCGTCATCAAGCGGAGCTTTAAATTCTGGAGGAAATCCATGTTCTCACGACGAAGAAATTTATTCAATAAAAAATTTGGTTAATAATTCCATTGATATCTATAGAAATATTTTTGTTCCGGGATACAGAACTGGAATAAAATTTTTATCTGGAATAGAAAATTATAATTATCCATTAATATTAATTAGCGGACAAAGTTCTTTTACTGGTATATTTAATCCAAGCGGGGATAATTTTTATAAAGATTATTCTATTGTTGGTTTTAATAAAAAAAATAATATAACTGGTTCTAATTATATTTTTTATACAAGTGGTATTAATAACAATAATACAACAAATAGAATTATTGCATTACCGCAGCATATCGACATGACAACATATTTCGATGCTGGATCTACTGCTTATAGATTGAATGGATTTGCACAATCTCTTAACTCTGATTGGAATAGTCATTTTTTTATTAAAAAAGATTCTAATTTAAAATATTTACAAAATGGAAATATAATTTTATCTAGTAACTCCTCTAATTATCCCCCTATTTCTTCTGGGGTATCAATATTTAATATTTTTAATTTAGCTGATGTATTTGAAAATATCTATTACTCTGATATATTTATTTTTAATAAAGCGTTAAATATATCAGATATTTATAAATTAGAAAATTATCTAAATAAATATTAATTTAGAAAATTATCAAAAAAATAAATTAATTTAACCAAATATTATTTCCAGAATTAAAATTATTAGCTATTAAACCCTTGAATCCCAAATTAATACTATTAGGTCCGCCGAGAGATGCATTAAAAGTTTGGCGTTCCAACTTCAAACCGTCGATCTGAATTGTATAGAGTTTTTGTTTTGAATAACAACTAGTTTGTTTTAGAACAATTAATTCGACGTTATAATTTCCAGTTGAACAAAAATAGTTCGATGCCGAGTCTTCTGAAATTGAGTTCAAAATGGCTTCCGCCGATAAATCTATTTCTATCGGATAAATAATTGGCCGGATAGAGGGATATTTTTTGCCTAACTCCAAGATTCTACTGCGATTAAAATTAACGGCCAAATTAAAATTTTGAAGATAACAACTGTTTGCGCCAGTGATTTGTACACCAACACAATTACCTGTCGAAAAATTTAGAATAATATCTTTATGGCTTATTGCGGTAACAGCTTGACCGGAAATATAATTAATTCCAGAATTCGCAGTCGGCAAAGTAAATTTCCCGGTATCAAAATTTTGCGTTTCGTGGTTAAATCCAACACTTTGTTGATTAGAAGTTCCCGTATAAGATTTTACTTCCAAAAATTCATAATTTAGACTGGTTTTTAGTTCATTACCAACAGCAGCAGAAACAGAATAACTGTTAAGCAACCCATTGCCCAAACCAATAACATTATTGTTTTGCGTGGAGTCTCCTATTGCATCAACCCCTTCTTTACTGAATCTAATATAATAATTTTTTTCGGTATTTAAGGCGGAAAACGCCGATTGCGAAGTCCCTGTTAAAAATCCAATGGCTAGTTCGTTATTTAAATCGGAATTTAGATAATTTATACCAAGTGTTGCGGTTGGGCGAGTAATTGTCTGATAAATAACTTGATTATCTGCTGTTATCCCTTGATAATATGGAACTGAAATATCCAATGAATAATCTTGGATTCTATTTAGTTGATAAAAATCTCCAGATTCTTGACGAGAAACCGAATCTCCAGTAGTACAAAATAAAACCTGATTAGGATAACGAATAATCATATTAAAAAGTAATTTATATTATTACTTTTGAGTTATCGAGTATTAGGAAAATTAATATCATAAAAATCATTAGAACTTGGCCGAACTTTATTGTTAAGATAAGAATTGACCAAATTTCTAAGATTTTCGTCTGAATTATTTTTTAGTATCTGATAAGTTTTGGCAATTTCTGTTGGCGAAACTTTTGTTAAAGTAGTATCGCCTTCTCTTATAGTTGTAAACCCTAAACTACCCGCACCTAAATTCTCCATAATTTTTTGTGCATAATAATTATTTTTATAAAGTTCCATGTAAATATTCTGTTCTTCTGTCGTCCAATCTTCTTCAGACAAAAGAACTCCATTGGAATCGAAAGATAAGCAAATATCTAAAAGATTATTTAATTTACCTATAAAAAAATTACTCGTTAAACGACTAACTATCGCGCTAGGAGTTATTGAACTTGGACTTCCAAGATCAAACCAAATTGCATCTGCCATATCTGAAAAGTCGTAGCTCATAATAATATAAAAATAAAATCGTCAAAAATTAATACACTTTGAGAAATTAATTTATTAAAAAACCGAAGATTTTAGTCCTCGGTTATCAATGATTAGCTATTACCCTCGTTGATTTAGAATTTTTTCAATATTCCGTTTATTTTCTTCGGGAATAATAATTTGCGCTTGGGTTGGCGGCGCGAACCGAGCGTTTAGACGGAGATATTCTTTCTCTAAACGATCAACTAACCGACGCCTATCATCAATTGGAATAATGTTGGCGACTTCGACTGCGTGGCGCTGCATTTCGGCGAGGTTCAAAGAGTCTAAATAAGTTTGATATTCGGCGAATGTTTCTTGACGATAATTCGTGGATTTCATGCCGAGAATTTCGTAAATCGAATTTTTAGTTTGAACTGCTCCGTTGGTCTGATGAATTGGCATAGAAGTATTTGATGCCGTAGTTTCAGTCGGTTTAATTTTTTTTGGACGTGCCATATGATTCCTTGTTCCTTGTTGCTCGGCGTTAGCCGAATTGTTGATTGTTAAAAATTGTTTATAAAAAAGTATAATTGCATGGATAGATACACGGGAAAAGATTAGTTTATGAGAAAAATTGAGGGAAAGTGAAAATTTTAACAAAAAGTTGAATTTTTTGTGATTTTTTCTTATAATCTAATTATGCCAAGTGTATACTTACTGTAACGGTTAGATTTATAAATATGTCAAAAGGTATTAAAAATTTTACAAAAGAAGAGGGAAATCTTATTAAAGAGCTATATCTTTCTGGAAAATATTCCAGAAAAGAATTAGCGCAATTTTTTCCCGGTAGAACAGTATCTCAATGCATTAACTATATTAGAAATAATAATGTTGTTTTATCGCATTACGCGAAATGGACAGAACAAGAAGAACAAAAATTAAAAGAACTTGTTAATATGAAAATTTATTCATATACAAAATTATGTAAATTTTTTCCAGATAAAAATAGATTATCTATTTTAGTTAAATGTCGATCCTTAGGATTAAGTAACGATACAGTTACAAATAAAATATATAGTTTTAATGAAAATTATTTTAATATACTGACATTAGAAAATATTTATTGGGGCGGATTTTTCTGTGCAGATGGATGTGTGATACAAAGAGGTAATTCATATATTTTTTCTTGGGTAATATGCGAGAAAGATAAAGAACATATGGAGTTATTTTCATCGCAAATAAATTCAAATCATCCGATAAAGAGAATTTTGAAAGCGTCTAAAGATTTTTCGCCAAAGACTTTTGTTCATTACAGATTGGTTATAACTAGAGCCATCTCTTGGAAAAAATCGTTAGAAAATAATTTCGGAATTATTCAGCATAAAACGAAAAGATTCCCTCCGCCGGATTTAAAAAATAATAAAGAAAAAATAGCTTATATGAAAGGATATATAGATGGAGATGGTTGTATAACAATTTCTAGTAAGGAGAACAATCAATTTACTATTAATATATGTTCCTGTAATAAAGAGTTATTGGTTTGGATGAAAAGTTTCGTAGACAATTTAACTCTTCCGTCAATAAGAAGTATTCCAACGGCATCTAATGTATTAGCGGAGAAAAATAAAAACGCCTATACTTATGGTATACGCGGATATAAAGCTGCGATTTTTCATGAACTCTGCATGAGAACTAAAACTCCATATTTAAATAGGAAATGGGAAAATCCAGAAATTTTAGAAATAATAAAATATTGGAAATCAAAACCAGAATGGCCCAATGAAATATTTTTCCAGAATATATTAAATGGATAAATAAAAAACCCGCCTTTAACAGCGGGTTTCTTAGTTTATATTTTGTTTTGATTAGAATAGCATACCAACCATCTGACGATTATCGAGTGAAACATAGCCGTCTTTAGTATATGAATACCAACCAGCTTTCTCACTGCGATTTGTAAACGTATCGTCAACAACAAGGCTTAGCTCGCTGCCAGCACCATTACGCTCACGGAGGCGAACAAGGTTGGTGCCATTAGCGTTAATACCTACAACAAGTTGTTCTGTAGTCGGGGCGAATGCGGCAGAACCAGAACCCGCTGTGCCAAGATATGCGGTTGCACCAGCATAGTTTGCGAATAGGGTGTTGTAAGTCTTGCCGATGCCGAAGTCATAAGACTTGATAAGGTTAACACCGAAGATACTCGGAACGCCAGCAGAACGGAAGATTTCCTCGCGAACTGAATCTGGGGCGGCCAATGAAGTCGCACCAGAGCTAGTAACGCTGCCGGAGCGTGAATTAATCGGGTTATAAGCAATCGAACGGATATTCGAGAAGAACTCGGGTGAGCCGAGAATATCGGTTATACCGTTTTGTTCAACTGCCGGAGTGCCGCCATTCCACGCGCTATTTATCCGATCAAACTTTGTCATAAGCGTGTTAAAATCATCCATTTGGAAGACGCCGGCGGTAGCCGAACGAATAATTTGGAGATTAGTAACGGCGGTATTAGAAGCTTGACCGTCAATGCGTGCTCCGGCAAGAGCGCCGAAAAGAACGTTAACGGCAGACATATCTTGCTTGATAATCATTTCTTGAGACAGACGCTCAAAAATCGCGGCTAGAATATCAAGTTGACCAGCTTTCAGATAATTTTTATTAACTGAGGCTGAAGCATCAAGGCGATATGTATTTACATACATTTCGCTAATTCCTTGAACGAAATTCGTCGCGGTCGATCCGGGCTGAGATTGGCTCCAAACGTTTAGATAGTTTTTGCGACGAACATCGAAGAAAATATCTAGCGGAATTTTTGGGGCTTGATCTAGGTCGTAGCCAAAAGTTTTATATAGGTTCGCAATAGTCGGAGCACTTTGAATAACTTTTAGAACGGGTTCGGTTAGAATTGCGGCTAGAGCTTCTTGTGCAGCAAGAGCTTCACTGCGATTGTCCGATCCCATTTTCTTTACTACAGCAATTTGTTCCGGAGTATATTTAAAATTAATTTTTCCAGTATTCATATAAAAATCCTTCTAGGTTATGATTAGAGTTCAAGTTTGAATTGAGCATAACCACCAAAGGCGTCACCAGAGGTAGAAATGAATTTGCCGACGATCTTGTGACCGAAAGCATTCGCGCCAGTGCTAACGAGAGCAACGGCTGGGTCCATAACGGCAATTTGCCCATTGCCAGTTAGAACGCCGACATAGCCCGGAATCGGGGTGCCAACATAAGCACCTTGGCCGAGAGTTACGATACCACGAGTAAGGACCGGAACGGTCTCACCTGAGACAACGAAACCAAGTTCATCGCGGCGGGTATGCGGCATAAGAACTAGTTTGTTACCATGATTATCATATTCGGCTGTGGTGTGAAGGGTCACGCCAACGGCATTGAATTTGGTATCGGTTGCAGCCGCAAGACGAACCTTACGTTTATTCTCGTAGCGAGGGGCATAAACGTTTGTATAATTTGCGCCTACAGCAGTAGAAGTATAGCCATCAGCGTCGGCCGGGTTTTGTTGACCGGTTTCGAGCGCCACGAAAAGACCGTTTTGACCAGTGCCGTTGAGAGCGAAGAAGTTGATAACTTCAGCTTCAGCGTATTGGCGGAACGGGAGTAGATTACCTTGGGTGTCTAACATATATTATTCCTTAGTTGAGTATTAATACACTAATTATTAGTAGTTTATAAAATATTTTCAAAAATTTTTATCTTTTTTTAAAGTAAGCTTATATTAATGTTTTTGAAATTACTTTACTCTCTCCTAATATTTTTGTTTTGTACAAAAAATGATTGATTATTTATTCTTTATCTTGACCAAAAGCTTTCTTAACTTGGTCGAAAATTGATTCTTTCTTAGAAGTCTCGACGACATTTGAAATTGCCGG